TGTTAGTTTATTAGGATCTTCTTTAATATAGATCTCACCATTAGGTACAGTGATAGGTTGTTTATATTCTGCCATGATAATTATCCTTTTTTCTGTGCTGCAATTTTAGCTAAACCTCTGCCCATACTTTTCATATCAACATTGGTTTTGCCACCTTTTGAACCTGCATGTATAGGACCTTTTTTAATTTCTACGCTTGATCCTGTATCACCTAAATTATGGCCTTCGGTTTTACCTTTTTTAGCAACGCCGTCAGCACCTGATTTATAAGCCATTTTATTTCTCCTATGTTATTGTTACTGTTACTGAACCTAGTTCACTTTTTCCTACTAAATCATTCGGTGTTAATGTTGCATCAAATGATGAAGCTCCGCCTACAGGATTATACCCCCACTGAAACACTCGACTACCTCCTAAGGGTACGCCTGTATCGTTTGTAGATGTGCCTGTTTGTTTTGTAAGTTGTAAACCATTCAAACCTGACTGTAAATAACTAGGGCTATCAGATCTTGGGTCTCGTACAGCTTGTGGATCTGACACAGGATACATCCCAAGTTGCAACTGAGGCTGATCTGGATCCCAACAATTTGGGCACACCAGTATATTAACATTTTTGGTCTTAATAACCAATCGTTTTAACTGAGATAGCTTATACCTAAAATTACATCGATCGCACTGGGCAATCGCATTTTTACCACTTGAATATTTACTAGGCATTTTTAGTTCCTATAATAGAACATATCTCTAGGCACTAATCTTAAAGGTGCTTTTTCACGATCTTCGTCAGCTGCTAATTGAAACGCTGTTTCATAATCTGCTCGTAACATTTGAATTCTATCAGGTGTAACATTAGGTAACTTCATACTTAAATACGCAGCTAATCCTGCAACCATGCAAGGAATAAATCTAAACGGAATATCTTGCACAGCTACACCGTTACCACCATCTTGAATACGTCTTAGTCTGTAATATACAAAAGTATAAAAATTACTTTGATCAGGGGCTGGCCACACGTTTACTGTGGGTAAGTTTTGTACATAAACGCTAGTAGCCGTAGTATGTGTAGCTGCAGTTGTATAGTTAACGCCTCGTACACAATTTATTAAATCATTACCACTTATATCACCATACTGAATAGTTTCATTATCTACTTTAATAAAACCAAATTGTGCTAAACCTACAGTAGAAGATAAAGTAATGGTTGTTTCTGTAGCATCTAACGCTTCAGCAGTGGTTATCGTAGTAGAATTCTCTTGACCACTTTGTCTATTAATCCACACTTGGATAGGACGACCTGTAGCATTTTTATTAGGTATAGTAATATAAGTTGATTCAGATATACGGTTAATATTAATGTCTTGTTGATTTTGTCCTGTGCCGGTGCGTGTTACCATGTCTAACAAATCAATTGTGTCTACTGGCAATGGATACATAAAACGATCTTGTTCTAAACTAATTTGACCTGGTTCTACAGTCCACAAGTTAATACCACGATTAGCCCATTCAATTGTCATTAAATTTAGTGAGCGTCGTGCAGTGCGAAGATCATACCCAGTACGTAACTCTTGTCCACAACGCTCAAACGCATCTTCAACAAGGTTATTTAAATCTAAGTTAAAACTAGTGGTTCCTGAGGTTCTATTTACCATAATTAAATTTTTCTAAAAGGTTTTACTTTTTGTTTAATAGATTTAGGTTGAGCTACAAACTGTTGCCCTTTAGCTTTACCTGCTCTTTTAGCTTTTGTGGTAGCCGCATACTCTTGTGGGCTTAATGCTTTAATAGCATTTTCTGGTAAGTATCGCTCTCCTGTTTCGCTAGACTTTTTACCAGACTTAGTTCTCCACTTTTGTTCACCCCATGATTTTAGGGATTGTTGAGACTTAGCTAAGCCACCACTTGCCATTTTCTTTTTACGTCCAGCACAATGAGCCTTTTGAGAAAACCCTTTAGGATTCTTACAGTCAATAGACTTCTTATACTTATCTGACCAACTCACTTGTATCCGCCACCTGCAGCTTTATATTTTTTAGCAACAAGTTGTGCTTTTCTTGCAGACCATTGACCCGCGGCTGTACCGTGTGTTGCTGCAGCTTTTACACTGTTAAAAATACGTTTGCGTAGTCCAGGCTTTGTATAGTTACCTGCTGCATTCACCTTACCGCCTTCTTTTTTACCAAGCGTTTTAGAAATAGGAGCGCGTTGTAATTTATCTAACATAACATCCTTTTTCTTTTTTATAATGCCACCTTCTTTATATTCGGTAAAGTCTGTGTTATCACGACGTTTTTTAACGGTGCCTTTGGGCATCTTAGCAGGGTTTATAGCACCCATACCACGGGAGGCTCTCATTAAATCATCTTTCCTTTTGTTTTACCTTTTTTAGCAACGCCATCTGCGCGTTTAGATACACCGCCACCAGATTTCATTTTAGCCATCATGCCCCCACCCATCATTTTTTTAGGTGCAGCTTTTTTAACTTTACCGCCGTGTTTCATTTTACCTTTACCATCGGCCGCAAAAGCAGGTACTTCTTTACCGTCTTTCATAACCATTGGCATCCCACCTGCTGCATAACCTTTTTTCATCATGTTACCACCTGCTGCATATCCTTTTTTCATCATGTTACTACTCCTTGTATAAATTATTAAAAGTAACCTCTGGGTCCATATACGAATCGTCTTGCTCCGCACAATGAATCCATTGGCTTGGTTTAAAATCAGGTGCTCCTTGTCCAGTAACCCAATATGCCGGACTGGTAACTCGCACTCGATTATTTGGTAATGCCACTATGTTGCCTGTCCATTTACCCGCATCAGTTAGTATAAGTATATGACTTTGTTTATGCTGTGCTGGATCTTCTGAAACTTCGCTTTCAGCATAATCAACCGTAAACAAATACCTTCCGGTGTAAAACTCATTATTAATCTTACATAACCATGGAGATGGTTGTGCTCGGTCAATTCTAATAATACTATGATTGTACGAACTACAATCCCAAGGTTGCGCTAAATGTGTTTGCATTCTGTCAGGCCACTCTTCAAGTGGTATATCCCCGACCAACGCAGTAATAGGCATTCTAGCCCACATTGCTCCACCATGTACATTTGGTTGACTGCCGTCATCTGCTTCACAACCAGTAAATATTACTTGAAAACTAAGACATCGATCAGGAATAGTTGTAACCGCAACTGCCAATGCGTGTACGTATTCTCCATGATAATTTTGATGCCCATTTGTAAATTCTTTTCTAATCCAACATTTAAAATAAGGAATATTACTTGTTAAATACATTAAACAATTTTGCCTCTTGTTTTACCTTTAATAGCACAGCCATCTGCACGTTTAGATGCTAATCCACCTTTAGCCATTTTTTTAGCTGAAAACATTTTTTCAACCATTCCTATCCGTTGGGGTTTTGTTGTTACTTTACTAACAATCTTTTCTCGTTCCGACTTAGTTTTACCTTTGTTATAAAACCCAGCATTTTTTAATGTTTTAACAACTTGGCCACCTTTTTTATATGCTTTTTTTAATTCTTTTTTAGGTTCAGGTTTAGGTGATGCAGGTTTATCTTCTTTTTCTTTAATTAAATCTTTAACTGTCTGTAAAGGATCGTAAGGTTCTTCTCTAGCTCTTATTGCTGAATCATACTTTTCTTTAGGTGATAATTCTCTATATCTTTTTTCAGCGTCTTTATCCATGATTAGCAAATCCTTCCTTTTGTTTTACTTTTAGTCATACCACCTTTTTTAAGAGCAGCTAAGTTTGATTTTTTACCACCATGAAGTTGTTTCTCATGCATGCCTACAGCTTTTTTAACCATAGTTTTATCTTGTTTAAGATCCGTTTTACCCCCATTTTTATAGGACGCTGTTTTTGCAGCATTAGCAAAATCACTTTTTTTAGGAGCTCCTTTAGATCCTACACTACGCATCTTTTCACCAGACCCCGCAGCGATACGTCGTTTTTTTGCAGCAATATTGGCATACAAACCACCCCCTGCAAACTTCTTGCCTTTATCCGCTTTCATAAATTCTTCTCCTACTGATTGTGGTATCCCAGTTTTTCTAGCAAACTTAGGATTATTAGCTACCGCTGCCATTAAGTTATGTTGTTTCTTTGATTTACTAGGCATTTTGATTTCTCCATCTTACACATTTAAAACAATTACAGTCGGGAAAATAATGTCCAGGTTTTTTAAAATTTTCTTTTACTTTTTCTACGTGTTGTTTAATACTTGTTTCAATTTGTTTGCTAAGTATTTCTTTGTTTTTTTGTATAACTTCTGTATGAATAATTTCATCTAATATTTCCTTTTGTTTTTGCTTCTTAAATTTAAATATTTTTTCTATGAAAGCTTTCATACTACTTACCTTTTTTTAACCATCCTTGTACAGTTTTAGTTTCGTAAATACGAATAGCTGTCCATACAATAGTGAATAGTGCTGCGATTGCTGGTAACCAGCTCATTAATGTTCCCATAACCGTTGCCACCGAAGCCCCATCTATTAAATGTTTAGTATGTTCATCTAAATTTGAAAAATATTTTATCATTAGCATTTCCACCTTTTTAAAGAAGCAGCCTTACGAGTAGGTCTACCTTTTTCATCTTTCATAGGACCGGGCATACCAGACATCCTAGCACAAAACGATCTTTTACGAGCGCCGCCTTGTGGTTGAGGAGCTTTGAGGTTTGACCCAGTAGCTGCATTATATTTAGCACGACCTTTAGCAGTGAGACCTGCGCCTTTAGACACAGGGAGCTTCTCACCACGTCCGACTGCTAAGGATACACCTTTTTTCTTACTAGCCATAGAATACTGTTATACCAGCAGCGGTAGGTAAATCAACATAAACACCATTGTTAAAACGAATACCTTCACCTGGAAGAATTGTAGAAATAACTGCAGTGTTAGTTGTAATGTCTAGTGATAATCTAATAGTGCCAGAAGCAGCGGAAGCATTATCATAAAAATCAATTTGTCCTGCAGTACCGCCAGGTTTAATTTGATATCCTTTGACGCGTACAGGGTACGCAGCTACTACTCCATCAGCATTTAAATGTGTGGATAATATATCAGTTTGCATCATAATTAATCTCCTTAGATTAAGAAAGGGTTAATTAACTTGCTTTAATTACAACTACTTTATAGGTTGCTGATGCTGGGTCTACTGAAGATCCTGTAATATTAGTAGCGCGAACAGTGACTGTGTCAGCTGCTGAAACAAACGCATTAAATACAATTCCTGCTGTGGGTGCAACGGGTAAGCCTAATATAACAGCGTCGTTAGCTGCGGCGCCAGTTACGGTAATAGTTAAGTCTTCTTGAGCTGCTGCTGCAATAGAAGCAAAATTAAGAGCGGCTGAAGCGCCTAAAACGTTTTCGAGAGTAAGTCCAGTTGATCCAACAAAACCGTTATCAGATTTGACTGGGCCTGAGAATGTTGTTTGTGCCATGATATTTTTCCTTCATACAAAGTTAAGCTTATCCGTCTTGTATGCGTCTGCCGGGACAGTCTGATAAGCCGGGTAACCCGGATTCCCAAATAATACCTGAATTGGCACTATTTGCAAGTATTATAGCATTATTTTTGTTGGTAATCTATGAGATATTGTGCGGCTTTTGATAAAACTTTTGGATTATCTTTGGCGTGTCCTAGAAAAGAATTACAGTGAAAACATAATAAATCTCTTAATTTTTTAGTAGTGTGGCAATGATCTACACATAAGGGTTCTACTTTGCCTCGTCTTATATTGTCGTTTGCGTCTTTACCACATAATGCACATTTATAATCTTGGCTAGCTAATTTAGTTTCGTATTCTTGGGGAGTTAAATTATATCTGAGTTTTAAATTACATTTTCTACTTATGGCTTTTCGCCACTCTTTAGGCTGCGTTTTATCATAGTCTGATATTTGTTTAAGGCGTTTTTCTTTATTTTCTTCGTACCACTTTGCATGGTATTTTTTATGGTAGGTTTTGCGTGCTGCTTTGTCTTTGAGTGGCATAACACCTCCTAAGTTCAAAGCAGTATAACATAAAAAAGGAGGCTGTAAACCCCCTAATCTATCGCTAAATTAATAACAGTCTGTTACCCAGTCCATTACTTATTCATTACGTACATCGTTATTTCAAAGCCAAATCTCATTTCTGTTGCAGCTGGTTTAGTCCACATAGTATTTTCCTTTTCAAAAAGTTATATAGAGTTTCTACTCTACAACTGCATTATTTCAAATTGCATGAAAACAAACATCAAGAAAACCATGAAAAAAGGGCTTGCGTTTTAAACAAGCCCCTTAGTAGTACGTAGCAAAATGCTAATTAAGCGCCTGGTGAACCAAACATACCAAGTGGATCTGAGAATCCAAATGAATAACGTTCACGGGCTTTGTAACGAACGTTGCCTGTATCAAAGTCACCATCCATAGAGGTTGATAACGGTGTACGGACAAAGTGTTTCATGCCGTTAGGTACATCAGTTGTTAAGAAATATGCATCAGAATCTGTCAAGTAATGGTTAATTGTATAACCCTCTGGGATTGATCCATTGTTCTTAATTGCGTTGATATCGTTGTCAGCTGTTGATACACGTAATTCAGTTTCGAGCAAACGAGTTGCAACGAATTGATTACTTGGAGCAACAACTAATTTACGAGGTTGAGCAGCAATTAATAGCCCACGCTCATCTGTCCAAGCTGCAATTTGAATAACCGCATTTTCAAGTGCAGTTTCATTTAAGTCAGTTGGAGTTGATTGAGTGTTGCTGTTTGTGCCACCACTAACAAGTGGGTGAGCTGTACTAAATAATGCTACACCATCACCACCAGCATTTACGCCGGCAGTAAAGCCATTATTAAGAACTGCGGCAGCCTTAACTTGTTTTGTGTAAGCCATAGCGCGAGCTAAAGCTTTTGTGTAACGTGCTGATAATGTGTCATACAAGTTATCTTCTACAGCTTCTTCTGTGAGGGAGAAACCAAGAGCAATAGTTTGATGATTATATCGAGCAGTAAAAGCTTCTTGCGCATTGTCATAAGCGATGGCTGAGCCTTCGTTTTTAACAGGTGCTGCTGAAAAGCCTGATAGTTTTGTTTCTTCTTCGAAAGAACGTTCTGAAGTCTCTGTTTCGTAGATTTCTTTGTGTTCTTCGCCGTAACGTTTATACTCTAGACCAAACAAAGCGTTAAGTCCTGGGAGTAGCTCTTTAAGGAGCTGTGCGCGTGAAATAGCCATGTGTTATTCTCCTTATACGCCGGTTGAGTTGTTATACTGATGCATAGTTGCATTAATCTTAACGATAAACTCAACAAATGAATCAGTGCCAGTTGCAGTATCTCTAACCACATCAATAATACGAATAGGTAGAGTGTTAGTAGTAGCTTGTGTTCCTTCGTCAATTGCTACTTTTGAATCACCAGTAACAGTTGATCCAGCATTTTGAATTAAAGCGATGTTATTACCAATCGCAGATTTACCCATAGCAGCAACAGTTGTTGTAGAAGAACAAGAAACTACTTGGAATAATGTATCAGGATCATCTGCAACGACTGCAAAAATTTGAGTGCCTGATTTAATTGATTGTGAAGCTGGGTAAAACTGTTGTTGTTGTACTTGACCGGTAGAACCATTTGTGAACTGCACGCCTAAAAACACACCGCAAGGTGTAGCTGTAGTTGTACCTGTGTCTTTTTCAATTGTTCCATCGGAAACACGTTTTACTAAATCGCCATAGAAAATGTTTGTAGCATAGCCGTCTGCAATTTCCATTAAGCGAGTTGACCCCGCAAAAACTTGACCGCCAATTAAATTAACTGGTTTTAAGCCATACGGAGCGTCTACGGTTGGATAAGCCATAATTGTCTCCTTTAAATATTTATATTAATTACCTTTACCAAACGACGTTGTAGCTTTCTTTTCTGAAAAAAGAGGCATACGCGGATCGTTTTGTTTCATAAAGCTGTTGTCCACTGCATCGGCTTGTTGTTTTGCTATGTTTTCATAGTGAGCCTTACGTTGAGCAACAAACTCTTCTGGTATCTTGCATAATAATAGTCCACCAATTTCAACTCCGTCTTTAAACCGAGCATTTTGGTCAACCATTATTTTCATTTCAGGGTGGTCCGCTAATTTAACGGGTTCCCATCCTTCACGCATTTTGGAAGAAACATTTAGATTATCAGCATCGTTTAAAACACTAGTACGAATCCAGCGATATGCCCAACCAGGTACCTTTTTAAACTCAGGTAATAGTGAGGCGGGTTTCCAGCTATCTGCGCGTTGAAATTCTTCTCGTACTTCTAAATCACGATCTAATCTTTTATTATCCATTTGCATTCTCCAATTTTAAAGTTTCTCTTGCATATTGTTCCGGTGTTATACCAAATTTCTTGGCTAACGCTACTTGTGTTTTTGTTAATCGTACTTTTTTAGGCGCGGTACTACGCGTTGCCGGAGCAACTACAGTCGAAGGTTTAGTGCGCTCGGCGGGTTTTTCCTCGTCTAGCGTTGCATCCCCAAAGTATTCTGGGAATCGTTTTTGCATCGTACTATCTATACGACGATAATATTCATCAGATGTAGGACTGATTCCACTTCTAACTAATTTCTCATGTAGACCTAGCGCTAAGCTGGTCATTTCTTCATCTTTACCAAACCATTCGTTTTTCTCTTGCCATTTTAGGGCTTTGTCGTCTGGTTTGTATGAAGGTTGTTCATTTTGTGGTATATATACAGGATTTTCTGCTTCCTGTAAAGTTTTTTCGTATTGAGGCTTATAGCTTTGAGCTTGAGACAATCGCATTTGAGCATCATTCATTTTTTGTTGAGCTTCAATAATTTGTTCAGTATTACCTGAATCATATGCCTCACGATAATCGCGTTTAGCTAAATTAAGCTGATTCTCTAATCCTGCTTTAAGTGTCTCAATGTAAGTTGCTTCGCCAGAACTTAAAGTTGTTTTTAACTTCTTATTTTCCTCGGCAATTTGCTGAGCAAATCTAATTGCTTCTTGTCTTTCTCTGTCAGCTGCTTCTTTAGCGCGTCTTTCGTCATGCCAAACTTTTTTAAGCTGCGCCATACGTTGTTTAACTCGTTCAGAGTAATCATCAAGCGTATCTTTTTCTAATTCTTCTACCACATCTTTTGGTAAAGGCTCGCGACCTTTATCTTGTGGTGGTGTATCGTCTTCTATTTCAAGGTCAATATCATCATCTTTAACCTTGGCTTCTACCTTAACTTCATTTTTAGGTTCAGCTTTTGCCTCTACTTCTTTTTCTTCAGCAGGTTTAGCCGCTGGTATTTCGTCATCATCTGGATATTCAAAAACAATATCTCCATCTTTTACGTCAGCCATAACTTTCTCCTATGCGCGAGTGTAGCCGCGTGGATCTTGCACCACACCTTCTACAGTATCGTCGTTAATAATGCGGAATTCTCTTCCGTGGATTTTAAATCTTGTACCTGCGTATGCACGTGTCAAAACAAAATCACCCTCTTTACACCATGGACCAGTCGGAAATCTTGACTCGTCTTTGTAAGCTAAATCGCCTACTTTTACCACAAATAAAACTACTGTTGAATGTTCTTCAATGTGTTTTGTTTGTCCCGCTTTAACTAAACCACTTTCATATGTTTCCGATGCTTCAGGAATTGCACATAAAATCTTATATCCTTTTGGTTCTGGAAGCTGTAATCCTCTTTCTTCAATAGGAATTTCTTCCGTTTCTACTTCATCTATTGTTGGAATAATAATTGGTCGACCTTGTGCATCTACCAAAGTATTATCCCGTGTGAGTATGTCACTCATCTTCAAATGTCTCCATTCTTTGTGCAAGGTCTTTAATGATACTTTCTGCGACGGATAGACCTCGTATATATCCGACCATGTTAGTGTACGAAGCATAATCTTTTGCTGCTCCGTCTCCTAAATTAAAAATTACTTGTTTGCGCTGATCGTCTATTCGAGACAATAATAGCTCTAGCGTTTGGTCCATTTAATTACTCCTGTAGTTTTTGATTCCTTTGATTTTCAATTTCATGTTTTTTAACTGTTGCATCTAAACCAATTTTTACACTGTCAATAGCTTTTTGTACATCTAATTTATTTTTATCTAGTGTTGCTTTAGCAGCAAACTCCATCCCAGATAATTTTGTTTCTACTTCCATTTTAGCTTTCTCTAATTCTAATTTGCCTTTATCAATTGCAATATCAGCCATAGTTTTTTGTTGTTTGATTTGTAGGTCTTGTGCTTTTAATGCTAACTCTTGTTGTTGCATTTGAATGATTGGGTCTTGAGCTTGTTGTTGAGCTTGCTCTTGTTGTACTTCAACTGCTGATTTAGTAGCAAGTTTTTTAGCCGCTTCAGCCATAACCTTAGATAATTCAAACTCTACATCTTCGGGCAATGTTTCATTAAATTTAGGAAGTGGAACACCTAATTGTTCTTCAAGTTGACGTCTATATTCAAACGCTACGTGCTCATTAATATGCGCCATGGCTGCAGCTTGAATTAAGCCTGCTTGTGGATTTTGTCCTACAAGTTGTAAAATTTTTGGATCTTGCATCGCTGTCATATGTACTTGAATATGGGCTTGATGATCTTGATAAATAAATGCTTTAACAGGTTTACCGTTGATAATATTCATATTTTCTGTCACAGGATCTTTTGGCTTTTGATCATCGGCATTAGGAATTAACTTACCTATATTTTTAACACCTAACACTTCAAGCATTTGTTTATTAAGTTCTACTTGATCATAGATTTGTGGGTTTGCTTGAGCCATTTGCATTACAGCTTGATATTGCACAACTTTTTGTGACATCGTTGCAGCATTAGGATCACTTACCGGTATAACATCTACATTATCATAGTCAGATTGTTTAGCACGTCGATCACCTACTTCAGGTTCGTATGAATACTCTGTTGGAGTGTAATCACGAATAATGCCTTTAAGTAATTTAAACTCTTGTTTCATTGCATAATAAATACGCGCTTGTACAGCACTCATTACTTTGAGGGTTCTTTCTAATATTGCTAATGTAGTACCTACTGGAGACTGAGCAGACATATCTGATACTTTCATATCAGCAGCTGATGCAAAACGTCTACCTTCTTCAATAATTTGATTCATCAAACCCTGTAATACTTGACTTGGTTCTTTATATGGTAGAGGTAAAATGTTGTCTCGGATAGCGCCTGATGGTACATCAACGTCTCTCCATTCACCTGGTGCGATTGGAGTGTCATCACCTTTAATTCGTAAACCTCGTGACTTCATACCACCTGGTAAGTTAGAAAGAGTGCCTGCATCTACTAACTGACGAAGAATCATTGTGCCTGATTTAGCGAAAGCACCTATTAAGTGAATTAATCCAAAACAATAAAACCCAAATCCAGGAATATATCCATAGTGAACAAAGTGCTGACGTTTTTGTTTTAGTTTGTCGTCTGGGTTCCAATTACGACGAATTGCTAATATAGTACCTGTGCCTTTTTCAATTGTTATTACATAAGGTAAAGCTATGTCATCTTCACTATCACCATTGTCTAAATTAATATTAACATGCATTTCTAAGATTTTATATCTGTCATCCTCTGTAGGATTAAATCCTAACTTCTCTGCAATTTGTTTTTCAGCTTCATCAATATCTGAATATGGTTCCCCTAAATCTACATCACGATAAAAACCTGCTACTTGTAATTTATGTAATTCATTTTTAGTCTTTCTCATCACGTGAGTAACACGCTCTGCTGTTTCTAAATTAGATGCACCATAAGGCACTACAATATCTTCTGAAGGAACATACATTGATACTTGGCGTTCCATGTTAGGGTCGTAGTAAACTTTTTTAAATGAGTTACCAGATAAACCTAAACCCCACAACATGCGTTCATGTTCGGGTCTATATTCAGGCATCATGTCCGTGAGCTGATAATTCATGTCATCTTTTACACGTTCGGCAGCGTCTTCTTTTTCTTTTGTTTGCTTACCAATAATGACTGTTTTAACTGGACCCGCCGCTGGAAATGTTTCCATCATAGTTTCAGCTTGAAACTTAACTAACGCTTCTGTCATAAGAGGGTGATACACATTACATGAACCGGGCCATGGTTCTGTTCTATCTTCTACTTTTAAACCTAATAACTCTAAACCATCTACATATGTATTTAACCAATCTTTTCTTGAATTAATATCAGCATCATATTCACCTACTAAATCACCTGATAATTCAGTAAGCTGACCTTCATCCATATCTTCTGCAAGGTTGGCATTAAACTCATCATTAGTTTCTTTACCTGGTACAATTGTAATTTCCATGCTTCCATCATCAAGTGTCACACTTTCAGGATTTTCAATTTCAATACTTAAATCCGGTTGTGCACTTGCTAACTCTTCAATACCTTTAGGTGCTTGGTTTAAACTTTTATCTATATTGTTTGCCATATGTTATCCTTTATGACTTTTTATTTATATTAATAAATTTTCTATATGCTTTTGCTGCTTCTGGTTTACCCATGACTCTTGCTCTTTGTTCCATGGCAATTGCTGCTTGTATTTTATGTGCGTGAGATCGACCACTATTTTTAATTTTAGATACACTTGCTTTAGCATCTTTAGCTGTAGCAAATTTTAAACCATGAATAGTTCCTTTAGGGTTTTCATCTGTGTATAAATCAGAATGTTTTTTTGAATTTGCAGGTTGTCCCTTTTTTCTTGGTATCCTCTTATTCATTTATTATTTCCTTATATTGCGTATAATCTGTTTCGAGAACTTCTATACCCTGGTATATCTTCAGCTTCGTCACTTGGTAACTTAATGAAGCCACCTTGTCTAAACCGCATCAATGCTAGTGTCGTGCTATCAACCAAGTCATCATTCGCACCACTAGGAAAATCATTACACTCTTCAATTACTTCATGAGCCCATCTATGATCAGGTGCCCAGACAATACCACTTCTAAATAAATCTGAAACTGCATTTACACGACTGATCTTGTCTTGGCCTTTACCTGGTGTAAATTCTCCGACAGGAATACCCATACGTCTAAACTCTTGATAGAGTGCAGCACCGTTAGATTTCTTTTCTACTAAAAACGCATCGGGTTCCCATTCTTTGTATTCTTGTATACAAAGTTCTTTGAGCTCTGGAAACTCTAGTCGTTTCTTGATACTATTTAATAGTATTATATTATAATTATTGGTTTCTTCGTTAAAAAAGACACCCCAAGTTGTTAATGCATTATAGTCAGCTCGATTATTAGATTCTTGTGCTGCGTCTAAGCTCATTATCTTAAAGTCACAATCAGGTGGACACTCATTCTCCCATATGTTCCACCACTCTCTTTTTATCAATGCCCCTTCTTCTGATACAGGGTTTTGCATATACTGCGAGTTCCAATACCGAATATCAAGTGCAGCTTTTTTAGATAAGAGTTCTTCAAGTGACCAGAACTGAGGCCAAAGTGACTCCATCTCACCTTGCTTATTCTCTATAATAGCAGGAAACTCCACAACCTCCCACTGATCTACCTCGTCATTCTTAATCATCTGGTCCACAATTTGTCCTGTCAGATCAAGCTTAGACCACCGAGTCATCACTACAATGATGGAACCCCCAGGCATAAGACGCTGTAGAGGACCAGACTGAAACCACTCCCAAGCAGGGAGAAATACATCAGGCCTTCCAAGTTTTGCATCTTGTTCAGAGTGAGGGTCATCAATGATAAAAAGATCAGCCCCGCGACCAGCGAGGGCACCACCAACACCAATAGCAAAGTATTCTCCATTAAAATTAGTTCCCCATCGTGACGCTGACTTACTATCAGCTTGTAGTTCTACCTGTGGAAATATATCTTTATACGCATCAGACCCCACAAGGTTACGGACACGACGACCAAAAGTAACTGCCAAGTCAGCTGTATGAGATGCCATAATAACCTTTTTGTGTGGATACTTGCCAAGAAACCATGCCGGTGCCAAGTAAGAAATAAGCTCTGATTTCCCATGACGTGGCGCAATGTTAACGATAACGCGTTTCTTTTTACCGTTCGTAACGTCTTCAAAGATTTGAGCCAGCTTCCTATGATGCTCTCCTACTATATATCCTGGGTACACATGTTGTATAAAATCTAAAAAGTTCTCTTTACCAGACTTCTCAACCATCTTACTCTTATATGCTTTTAAAAGCCGTTGTAGTTTCACTTTATCCTGAGAATCAGCTACGCTATATAACGCTTCTAACTCAGCGAGTTCTCTACTCGTTATCTTGGGTGCTGTCGTTTCTGTCATCGTCGATAAGTTCTGCGTCTATAGTGTCAGTTTCTCTTTTATTAAGTACTTTTTGTTTTAACTCCGTCAACATCGTGATAAGTTCTTTCTCAACTTCTTCCATGGTTTCATGTTTGTGTATCACTTCAGACTTTTTCTTGAAGGCATCAACACCGTCTACCTCGCCTATACTGCGTAGAGCCGCGATTTGTTCTTTCACGTTCTGGGTATGTTCTACCGCGTAAACTAATTTAGCTACCACGTACTGCTTCAATTCTGCTAGGTCATCTACAATCGCATGGTTATATACATCAACTAAGCCTCCTAGGTATGCCACTTGATCGTTCGCATACTTCTTTAAATCTTGTTTTTTATCTGGGTTCTTAATCATTTCTTTCATAGTCTTTTCCGCAGCTTCTCTTTGTTCAGGCGTCGGGTCTATGTCATGCCCAGTTAAATCAGCAAGCTCTTTATACGTTTTTGATCTTAGTCTTACTTGGTCTTCATTGTTTAACGGGGGTAGTGCTTCTTTAGAATTGCTAGGTATGGGTACGCCTTCCTCTATGTGAGGCATCAACACAACCGGGTTTACGGTATCTTCTTGATTTTGTTGTACTTCTTGGTTCATTATGTGTCGCTGTTACACCTTTGATTAGAATTTGCAGCTTATTCGACTATTTTATACTAGTTTGGGGTTTGGTCGCAACTTTTTTAGTATAATACTACTATGATAACCCTCCTTTTTACACAGCCTGACTTTGCGCTCCTTGTTTTAACCTGGTCTTTCTAGGTTTTTATGAAGCTTACCACGTTAACCTCGGAAAACTTATCTCACCTCTACGACATGGCATGCAAACTGCCACCTTTTAACAAATTTAAAATGCCTAAGTCCTACCGATTAAAGTTTAAGGTTATTAATAACCCAGGTATTTATGGTTGTTTTGACGAAGTTGAGATGCAAATTGAAATAAGTTCTGCCGCTTGTGGTCATTTTACAACAATACTCTCAACTCTTCTTCACGAAATGGCTCACGTTGCTCTCTATGTTAAGAAAGATCCTAAGTTTCACCTTCATGAAAAATCTTTTCTTAAGCTCAAAGCTATTTATTCTAAAGTTTATTCTCTAGATCCTAAAGCAATTTAGCCTGTAAAACCTTGTTCCACCCAAAAACCCGACAAAATCCTTACGAATCAATAACTTAGTCTTACAAATTAGTCTTTCATTTTTTACTTTTTTGCATTTAATTCTGGCCTTGTAAAGTATAAAGTTGTGGTTAGTCCGAATTTTTCACGTTATAAGGTTGTCTACCAAGCATATGAAGACGCATGGGCTTATGCTTTGTATCTTCCGCCACTTGCTCGTTGATTAATGTTGCACCCTCAAAATTATCTTTCTTAGATTCAGTAGGTGCTTGACTATATGGTCGCTTTGAAAGATTTTGATGATTGATATTGTATTTAGTATCTTTATTTTCATCTGCATAAACGTTAACTGCTGCTAATAATATTCCGGCTGATAATACTGTGATTAGATTTTTGGTTTTCATAATGATCTCCTAGTTAATTTTAATTTTTAGTTCGTTTCAATGCTTTTGTTCATGGAGTGCATTATGTGCGATCTTAGGCAAGAAAAAATCTACCTAAATAGGTAGAACGGTGTATACTGATTGGCATATGTCCAATGAAATCATATACTTAATCTTACAAATTAGTCTTTTTTTGTGTAGTATATTACACATTTTTCCGCGATGTAAACTATGCTTTACACCCTGTTTACCTTAAGTCCTTGATATTTCAGATTTTTTTGTAGAAATTTTTTTGCAAAGCCCTTTATTTTTGATAGGGGTGGGTTCCGATATTGCGTATTACAAGGAAGGTGAGAGTTTAACTAGCGGGGTGGGGTAAAACTTTGTAATTTTTATGGGGTATTCACGCGCGATTCAGTGTAATACCAAGTTGGGACTCCGTCTGCTAGGTTTGGGGGGTAGGGTATGGGTGGGGCGCTAGGTTTTACTAGGTTATTTGCGGGGGTTTTACTAGGTGTTACTAGGTAACCAAATAAAACCTAGTAAAATCAAGCGTGTTACCAATGTTGCCACTAAGTTACTTTAAGTTTTACTATGTAACGCTTCGTTTTTACTAGGCTTTTTAAAATGTTACCATGTTACCACGAAAAAAGAGGGGGGCGCGGGGTAAAAACTCGGGCGACTTGGTAACAAAGACACCTTTTTGCGCAACGTAAATCCCCTAAAAATAAAATCGATCTATCTATTCGAAATAGTGGTAACACGGCAACATGATTAAAAATTAATCAATAATAATAATAATTATAATTATAATAATATATATAAAACAGAGACTTATAAAAACTCAATCTCTCAATTTTCAGCCTTTTTCTGTTTTATTAGTAAAGCGGATTAGTGGCAACATTGGAAACATCAATAAAATCAAGAACTTAGCACGCCTAGCAATAACCAAGTAAAAACCACGTTATCTAAAAAACCAAGTAAAACAAAGACTTAAAAATGTTACCACTTTAAAAACCTAATAACCTAGTAAAATGCTCAAGTATAACCCCGCCCGCAAGTAACACCCATTAAAAACGCAATAACAAAAAGATCACCAAGCGCGCTATAAAACCCCCGTAAAATTAATTAGTAAATAAAAGTTGACATATAATAAAAAACATGTATCCTTATTAAACACTCAATAACAAAGGGGGGTAAAAAATGATTAATAACGACATAGCGCAAAGCATAACAAATAAAATCCTATCAGAACTTGAAAAGGGCGTCGCGCCATGGGTGAAACCATGGAACGCGAACGAGGGGTTACCATTTAATCCAATAACAAAAAACATATACAACGGCGTGAATTTTTTCTATTTATCGCTAATTCAAAGCACGGGTGAATTCGGCTCATCAAGCGAATGGGTAACATATAAGCAAGCGCAAGGCGCGGGCGCGCAAGTCCGCAAGGGTTCGAAAGGTGTAAATATTATCTTTTATAAGCCACTTGAGATCAAAGACAAAGAATCAGGCGAGGCCAAAAAGATTCCAATGTTAAAAAGTTATATTGTATTTAATAGAGACATGGTCGACGGGTTACCCGCGCAAGTTAAAAAAGAGATAACCGAATTTGAGGTTATGGAATCATGCGAAAAGTTTATAAAAGATACCCGCGCCAAAATTATTCACGGGGGCGCTAGGGCCTGTTATATACACTCGCTCGATCAAATAAATTTACCCGAAAAGACATCATTTAATACTAGTGCGGATTATTACGCGACCGCCTATCATGAATTAATTCACTATACAGGCTCAGAAAAACGCCTAGCACGCTTAAAAAATGATTCATTCGGCTCAGAGGGTTATGCTTTTGAAGAACTCGTAGCGGAACTAGGCGCGAGCATGTTATGCGCTTATAACGGAATTAATGCTCAATTACAGCACGCAAGCTATATTGATTCATGGATTAAAGCGCTAAGAGGTGACAAAAAATTCATAATTAGCGCAAGCGCCAAGGCTCAAAAAGCCGTCAATTATTTAATTAATAAAGAGGGGGTTTAATTATGGATAACATTTTTTACACTCATTACATGAAACGGGACGGCGCAATTTATAAGGATTTAGCATTCATGCAAAGTAATAACGAGCGCGTAACCTATTTATATAGTTTATTTTTTGAATCACGGCACGCGAGGGCTAAAAAGTTTTATCTAAAATTAATTAAGTTTATTAATAAAAGGGGGCATTTTTAACATGGGGCAATATCACAAAGTTTATAACATAGATAAGCGCGAATATATCAACGCGCACGGAATTAATAACGGCCTTAAGTTAGTGGAACAGATAGGGCATGACATGTCGACATCAACGGCGCTTTTTCTTTTACTTGCTAACAGTAACGGGCGAGGGGGTGGCGACGTCGATGACCATGAATTAATAGGCGCGTGGTCGGGCGATCGGATTGTAATACAGGGCGACTATGCCGAAGAGGGCGACCGAGGTTTTATATCGGATCGGGAAATTGAGGGATATTTAGATATAAGTAATCAAGTGCTAGGCATGCTTAGATCAACGATAGAGGGGCGATAAAATGACATATAAATTATTAAGCGTAAACACGGACACCAAAACAATTAAAAGCAATAGGGCGGGATTTTTAACGGGTATCCTATACCTAGCGCCATATAATTTAAGCGGGGTGAATCTTTGCCCCTTTGCTAAGGTTGCGGGTTGCGTCGATGCATGTTTAAACACGGCGGGGCGGGGCGCATTTAGTAACGTGCAAAAAGCAAGGTTAAGAAAAGCTAAATTATTTAACGAGGATAAGGCGCAATTCTTTACCGAGTTAATCCAAGACATTGAGAAGTTAAAAGCGCAAGCTAAGCGAAAAGGTTTACAGGCGGTTATAAGATTGAATGGAACGAGTGACATCGACTGGGAAAATATAAAAGCAAGCGAGGACAAAACTATATTTGAGTTATACCCCGATCTACAATTTTATGACTATACCAAAAATCCGAACCGCAAAAACTTGCCTAGCAATTACGACTTAACTTTTAGCTATAGCGGAGTTGAATCATTTATTAAGTTTAATAGGCAAGCGCTTGAAAATAACATGAGGGTGGCGACAGTATTTAAAATCATACCGAGTAAATTTTTAGGGCGCAAAGTTATATCAGGTGAAGACACGGACGCAAGGTTCATAGAGAATAAAAACGTGATCGTTGGCCTAGTCGCAAAGGGTAGGGCTAGAAAAGACGCTAGTGGATTCGTGGTATAGGATCAATAAGGGAGGGCGAGGACATGATAAAAAACCTTGCGCGTGATCATACCCCTATAAAACAAAACAAAGAACCAAGTAAAATAAATAAAACAATTAGTAAAATAATAGTTGACATAGTAAAAACGCGGGGGTATATTGGATAACACAGTAAACAAAGAGGGAGGGTGAGCATGAGAGAAAAACTAATAGAGAGATTAGTATGGGACGACATTGACGCCATGATTAAAGACGCAGAACGTGGGGACTTTTTTTATTTTAGTTAGGTGTTAAAGAATAGGTCGCCATATAAAGAGTGGTCAGATGAGGAGTTATTAAACGAGTTTAATGAGAGAGATATGGAGGTAATAGCATGAACTTATTTAGAGAGATAGAACGCGTGACACGAGAGATATACAACGAACATAAAGACGACCAAAAGATATTGCCACTAGGTAATTACTCGGTATGGGTAGGAGGCATTGAAAAACATTCACACCTAACTTATCCACACGCAGTCGCTATCAAGAACGAGTATCTTGAGGACGGATATAACGATGTTGAAATTGAATCTTACGAGGAGGGGGGAAGATGAGTAACGAAATGAAAGATGTTTGTTATGCGTGTGGCAAGGTCGAAGACTATGGCTCAATGCACGAGGTTAACGAGGCAGACTTTGATATTCTTTGTGATAAATGTTTTAGAGAGCAGTTAGATGGATACATAGAAAACTTAGACGCTAGGAAGAATGCGTTTTGGAGGGCGAGGAATGAGTTTCATGCAGTAAAAGAATGTGGTCAATGCGATACCGAAATGGAAGAAGAACACTATGTATGTATTTATCATGAACGCGAACAATTAGCACAGAAAGGATTTTAAGATGACTAGAGAAGAAATGATTGATAAATTAGTAGAGCATGATACAGACAATTTTGATATGCGTGACCTTGCTAATCTATTTAGGTATGGCATGGTGGCATATGAAGATATGTCAGACGAAGAATTAAAAGAGCAATACGCATTTGCTTTTGAGGAGGAAACAAAATGAGTAATGAAAATATAGTAGGAATTATTATAAATGTATTTAAAAACGGCAAAAAAATAAAAAGATATACCGGAAGTATATTAGAGGACGACACGCTTGAGATGATAATGGAAGATGTAGGGAAAAAATTAAATGACGAGGAGGAAAGTAATCATGAATAGATTTGACAATCACATCGAATTAACCAAAGAGCTCACTCCATGCTTTCTTTGCACATGGAATGATAACCAAATTGTTGAAATTCACACTCTAGGCACACTTGAAAGAAAATATGAGGACACTAACCTATTCGATGGGGACTTGCCTATTTATGATTGTTTTCATGGGCAAGAGTTAGCTATAAGTCTCAAAGAATGGATGACCATAGATTCCAATGAAAATTGGAGGGATCAAGTCCTTGTGTGTGGTAACTTTAGAATACAAAGGATTAAATGACCATGAAAAAATTCTTTTTAATACATATCAATGATGGTTCTAAGTATGATGAAAAGCCACATGAAAAAGACATAGAGCATATTCTAGCTAGTGTTAAACAACATGATGGTGAATATGTTAGTGCAAGTGACAAGGGTGTATTTTTTAAGTTTAAATCACAAGAAGATGCTAATGCCTTTAAAGCTTATGTTGATAAATGTCCTAATAAATCATGTAGTGCTGAACATGTTGTGGAGGAAATTAGTCATGGCTAAAAATCAAGAAACCTACACTTTGGAGGACTTACACGCCTCTATAAGTGACATTTATTATCAATTTGATGAGGGGAAAATGGATCAAAAAGAGGCATACACACTAACCAAATTGTGTTGCCTTGAGTTTTTAAAGAACCAATCTGACGATGTTGAAATTGAATCTTACAAGGAGAACGAGCGATGAGTAAATTTTATGGTGAGGGATATGCAGAGGTGAAATGGAGGGCAGAAGATGTAAAAACAATTAAACCTAATTGGTCTATATCCAAATGTGAAGAGTGGTTGAGTGACTATGAGAATAAGATACAAGATCGAATCACTGAACAAGGTTGGGAAGTATTGGAAGAATTTTTAATGAGGAAGAGTAGAAAATGAGGTATCTATCAGTATGTAGTGGCATTGAAGCAGCCACGGTTGCATGGCATGATTTAGGTTGGCAACCAATAGGCTTCTCCGAAATAGAAAAATTTCCGTCTGCGGTATTGAGTCACCACTATCCAGATGTTACTAACTATGGTGACATGACTAAATATAAGGAGTGGAATCTTGAATCAGTTGAACTTATTGTTGGAGGAACACCATGTCAATCATTCTCAGTTGCGGGTCTCAGAAAGGGTCTCGAAGACCCACGCGGTAACCTTGCCCTCATCTATTGCGGAATACTTGAAAAGTTTAGACCCCAATGGTTTATATGGGAAAACGTCCCAGGTGTCCTCAGTTCCAACGGTGGACGGGACTTTGGTTCCTTCCTTGGGGCGGTGGCAGAACTCGGGTATGGGTTCAGCTACAGAGTGCTTGACGCTCAGTACTTCGGAGTGGCACAACGGCGCAGACGTGTGTTTGTTGTCGGACATCTTGGAGACTGGAGACCTACCGCAGAAGTATTATTTGAGTCCAACAGCATGTGCTGGGATAATCCGCCGAGCAGAGAAACGAGGGAAAATTCTTCCGCCTTTACTGCTTCAAGCTTTGGAGGCTACCGTGAAGGAACAGGAACCCTTAGAGCAACGGGAGGAGATTTAGGTGGTGGCAGTGAGACATTAGTCAGCACCAATCGCCTTGTTGCATTCGGTGAATACAGCACAGACGGAACCGCAAGCACAATAAAAGCACGAGACTATAAAGATGCAACAGATTTAATCACTGTGTATCAAACACATCCCGCTGATAGCCGAGTCAAAGAGATGGGCGAAGTGTGTCAAACTGTCACGAGTAGATGGGGGACAGGTGGTGGCAACGTGCCGATTGCAGTAAAAAGTTATTCAATCCAAGGTAGTATGATTGGACGGGCTGACCATAATGGCCCGCAAGGTAACGGAGTTAACGAAGAGACAAGCTTCACACTTAATACGATTGATCGTCACGCAGTTAACGAAGCTCTTCGGGTTCGTAGGTTAACACCGACTGAGTGCGAACGACTGCAAGGATTCCCCGATGGCTTCACAGATATTAAAGAAAAAACACCTGATAGTCACCGATACAAAGCATTAGGTAACTCGATGGCAGTCCCTGTAATGAAGTGGATAGGGAAAAGAATACAAGACATAAACTTTATGGGGGTGGTGAAATGAGTGATGACTTTGAAGATGATGTGACCTATTGTGTGTATTGCTATAACGAAGTAGCAGAATGGCAACAAGTAAGAGGGTGTTGTGGCGAGATACATTTTGCAACAGGAAAAGAATTAAACGACCGAGAAAAAGAACTAGATGAAATAGATAGACAAATGGTAAGGGGTTTGGGTATAGTATATGACCCACCTATGAGTGAGACCGATCAATATTTATTACGAAAAGAAAGAGAAGAGGAACACAAGAGCTATGACTACTAAAATAAAACAACAAACCACAGGTGATAACGACTCAATAGAAGATGTCATCATAGCAATGGGCAGAGTAAAGACAGAAGATGGATTGTTGTTAGGATATAAAGAGGCATGGAAAGAAGTTAAATTAGCAATGAAAATACACGAGGAGAATATATAAATGAGTATAGACATGAGAGTGCCGAGTATTAACGAGATGAGAGAGTTTGTTGGTGAGTATTTGAAAGCAAGAGCATCGTTAATAAACCAAGAAGACTTTGATGACGAAGATATTAAAGAGATGTATGACGAAGTGAATAGTAAGTATAGGGAGTAATCATGACACAACATCAGAAGAACGAAGAAAAGAAACGCAAGTTTGAAGAAGACATTATAGAAGTAGCAGTAGCAGAGTATTATCATTATGTCGATGAGCATAAGAGAACGAGGTCAGAGAAAGATGCAAAGATGTTCTATGACGCTATGCGACTAGGTATTGTAAAGGGCATTAACTATGCCACCAATCAGTATGTGCAATCACTAAAAAACTTTGAAGAACAAAAATAACAGGAGAAACAAGATGAAAATAAAACCAATATATAAGAACTACGAAAGAGAAATATACATGAGCGAATACATTACGATACCAAGAGATCGATATAGAAGATTAATTGTAAGTGAAGTTATAAGTTGGGGCATATCGACTTTCTTACTACTCGTCATGGTGTTGAGATGATTACAACCAAAGAAGATGTGTTAGTAGAAGCTATGGTCAGAGCGGTTGTGTCACCAAGTGATGAAGAAGCAGAAGAGGCACACAAGTTAGTGTTAGAGATTGCTAGGAACATGAAGTTAGATAAAGTGAAAGAGTGTCAGCTGACCGCGTTAAGACTCATTAAACAAAAGCAACAATTAGATCAGATCATAGACAGAGTGATGAACAAAGACAAAATACACTAGGGGGACATATGAAAAAGTTTAGCGTAGTAATGGAAGTAGCCATAGAAGATAAAGAATATGATGACGCGGTTAAAGATGGTCGTGAGCCATCGGACTTTGTGAACGCAGTCTTAACAGATAGACCTCGCGATTTAGGGTTTGTAATTAAGTCATCAGTGTTAGAAATTGAACATAGTCTATTTGATCGACAAAAAAAATACGCAGATCACTTGGTTCAAGCTGACGCATACAACGATTTAGAACAAGAGATTATTAGCCGTGCGTGTATCGGCGGTGTGTGTGAAGACTGATGGTAGATATAATTAGGTTTATAGGTGTAGTGTGGATTGTATATATTTTATTTAAAACATGGTTAAGAAAAGGAGACTAGATTGTGGAGAGAGACTACGAGCAGTATGTAGATGACGAGGTATCAAGCATTCAGTGGGAAGAAACAATCAAACTACAAGAGATGTTTGAGGATAGTGCATTACAGGACGCCGTGGCTTACGCACGGACGGTAAACAACGGATCAAAACGTTTTAAAAAAGAGAACAATCATTCTACAAAGGAGAACAATGATGGAGCAGAAAGAACTATATCAACAAAATAACGCAGACTTACGCGAGCATTGGGGTAATCTTGCAAGTAATTTCTTGGTAGGTAAAACAATCCGTCGTGTGCGATATTTAAATGATCAAGAGCGTGATGATATTGGTTGGGACAAGTCAGCATTAGTTATTGAGTTTACTGATGGTCATTGGATTATTCCGATGCGTGATAATGAGGGCAACGATGCGGGTAGTTTATGGACATCAAGCCAATCTAAACTCAAGGTGATACCCACCATATGACACCCGAAGCCAAAGTAAAGAAGCAAGTTAAAAAGATATTAGATGATCTTGGTGCATATCACTTTTCACCATTAACTGCGGGATTTGGTAGGAGTGGTGTGCCGGACATCATCGCTTGTTACAAAGGGAGGTTCATTGGTATTGAATGTAAGGCCGGAAAGAACGAACCTACGTTGTTGCAAAAACACAACATACGCGAGATACAACGCAATCAGGGCTTGGCAATCGTGATAAATGAAGGTAATATGGAGTCACTATTGGCTCTAGTAAAGGAGATTCAATGACGAAAAAGCAAATCGATATGGTGAACAAACCACCACATTACACTCAAGAACCCATCGAGTGCATAGACGTAATTAAAATCATGACCAAACATCTAACGGGAATTGAAGCTTTCACGTTAGGCAATCACATCAAATATCTTTGGCGAGAACACCTCAAGAATGGCGATGAGGACATCAATAAAGCCGATTGGTATTGGATCAAATATAAACAAGAGCGTACGCTCAGGAAATCCAAACAAAAATAATTTAATCCCTTAAACAAGGAGGTCATATGCTAGAACAAGCATTGTTATGCCTAGCCACAACCATTTACATGGAGTCGGCGCATGAACCAAAAGAAGCACAGATTGCAGTAGGATATGTATTGATGCGACGTGCCGAGTTTGAACATAAAAATGTATGCTACCAAATGAAACGTCCCGCACAATTTAGTTGGTATGGTATAGTTAAACCTCCGTCGGTAATTCGACAGGAATATAAAGACATAGCATACAAAGTATTACATAGATTAGAAGTAGATTATAGTTATGGGGCAACACATTTCCATGACACAACAATTAAAAAGCCTAGATCATGGGCAGGACTACAACCCGTAGTCAAATGGTCGAACTTAATATTTTATAAACGAGGCAATGAAAAATATGCAACTAACCCTTAAAGAACCGTACGCATGGGTGACGGAAGAATTTGATATAAATGGTAAGCTTGTATGGTCATCGATCACGCAGTTTAAACCAAAAGAATTATCGTGGATAAGAGATTTACCCACCAAAAAACATTACCTAACGATCACACCATTATATAAGTGTGAAGAAAAAGCAGAAAAAATTACAGGAGTGAAAAGCTATCGTGAATCTACGCAACGTCTTATTGATGCTTACAACGGTCTTTAATTTAGGGTGTGCATCTGTGGCTACAAGTGTGGCTACGCAAACTGGGGTGCAGTATGCAGGGGAACAGTATTTAATATCACAAAGTAAACCTGTGATTAAATGCAACGTGATTAATGTAATCAAAGGTAATAAAGTGTGTCGAGTAAGTAAAACATATTTAATAAGGAGAGGGTAATGGATAAATTAATTATGGGTATTATTATTGTAGTATCAATAATGACAGGGTATGGGTTAGGTGCATATAACCACATGCAAAAGAAATACAAGATGAATTTAAAATGTATACAAGGTGAACTCTATGAAGAAGTAAGAACCAATATGTTTGTGAAGTCACACCTTGAATGCTTTGAACAAAGGAGTTTTTAATATGGACGGCGTAACAATCGGGCTTGCAATATATTTGGCATTGTGGATTGGGTTATATAAAGATGATATAAAAAAAGACTTAGGTATAGATAAACCTAAAGTAGAACAAACGGAGACCAAAGATGGTAACGCAAAAAATAATTAAAAGTTTATTGGTAGGGTTAGTAATTTCAATCTGCACAACGCATGTGCAAGCAGAACCAAGAATGTTTAGAGATGATAAAGGTAGGTGGCTTAACTCTGAAGGGGGAAACATATATGGGGATTCTCGATTTAATATAGATGCAGACCCAAGATTTAATTTAAATGCAGACCCACGATTCAATCCTTACGCAGACCCAAGATTTAACATAGATGCAGACCCAAGATTTAATATAGAAGCTAACCCTAATTTTAGTATAGATGGTGATAAAAGATACCAATAAGGAGAATAACATGGCAAAGCCATACATTAAAGTAGTAAGCATTAAAGATACCAAAGATGGTGATTGCAAATTAACACTAGATATGAACCAAGCAAGCAGAGAAATTATATTGCGAGCAGGGATTCATAAGGTACTATCAGATTACACAGTAGCAAACTCAAAGAAACTATCATTTTGGAATAAGCTACAAATCTGTTGGAGTATATTGATATGATTGTGTTAAGACCTTCTAGAATTAATGGGAATCTATTGTTAAAACGTTTTCATAAAATGCGTGGGTTAGATAAACGTAAACGAATTGACCAAGAGATAAGGAGGTTAAGAAAAATGTGGTGGCATTTTAAAACGAGGTGGACAGATGATACCGTTTAGCTATGCAGTAGTAGATGACGAAGGCGAGGTTATACGCAAACATCGTTGGTCTGTCAAGGAAGCAAAGTGGTTTACAGATAACAACCCACATGTTAAGGTAGTGAAACTAGATAAACCAATGGAAGTTAAAGAAGACTTATTTAAATTAGTAGGGGAGTGTGTGTTTTAATGAGTAGACATAAAGCAAATACAGATGAAGAACTTATTGTAATCGTAAATAAGTATATGGAAGACTGCCCCAATGCAGGGAGAAATCAAGTTATATTAAATAGTCATGGTAACCACCAACGTATAAGAGAACTAGATAAGCAAGGTTTAATTAGTTTACCAAAAGCACAACCTAGAGGTGGGGTGTGGCGTAAGTATTTTTATATACAATCAAGAGATAAAGAATTTGTTAGATGAATGATGATGCTGACGTAGCTAATGATTTAATGCAACACGCTATCGATGTCGGGATAAGGAATGCGCATGATAAAATCAAAAAATCTTCTAATCAAACAGGGAAATGTATATGGTGTGAGAATCCAATCAAAGATGACAGACGTTGGTGTTCAATTGAGTGCCGAAATGAATTTGAGAAATACGCAAAATAACAAAAACCAAAGGAGAAAGATTGTGCGAAACGCAAATTTAAATAACTTTGATCCAACCGCAAGACAAGCTATAAGAGAATTTGAAGCATGGCAAATGAAAATATTTGCAAAGAACGCAAAGAAAGGGTGGCGATTCTTTCAACCCGACGCGTTCGACAAACCTACACCACGTTCATCTTATGAAGCGTTTGGTGAACAATATGAAAGCGATGACACAGACAAGAAAGAAAAACGTAACGAAAAAATAATGGTTGCAGTTGTAGTAGTTATCCTGCTATTATTATCAACCTTATAAAGAATATGGGCGAAAGCACTTTTTATATGTTTAAATTCGTGATGGTATTTTTGCATTTATATTAACCGCGAGTAGCCCACCAATTAAAACAAACATAGGAACCCTATGCAATTAGTCACACTAGATTTTGAGACCTACTACGACGTAGGTTTTTCATTATCAAACCTAACCACAGAGGAATATATACGAGATGAAAGATTCCAAGTTATTGGCGTTGGTATTAAAATTGAGGAAGGCGAGACGAAGTGGTACTCAGGCAACGAAGTCAACGAAGCTCTCCACAATATCGATTGGAAAAACTCCGCTCTCCTCTGTCATAACACTCAGTTTGACGGTGCTATATTGTCTTTCCGTTATGGTATTATTCCTAGTTTATATCTTGACACTCTTGGTATGGCTCGTGCTATACATGGCGTCGATGCGGGTGGAAGCCTTGCATTCTTGGTTGAGAAGTATTCTCTTGGCGTTAAAGGCACCGAAGTAGTCCAAGCCAAAGGCAAAAGACTAGAACATTTTACCGAGTCAGACCTATTACAATATGGTGAGTATTGCAAGAACGACGTTGAACTCACGTATAAACTTTTTGAAGTCCTAGCACCAAACTTTCCCGAAGAAGAAATAAAACTGATTGACATGACCTTGCGTATGTACACCGAGCCTACACTTGAATTAGATGATGCCCTCCTACAAGCTAGGTTAGAAGAAGTCCAACAAGAGAAGTCTCAGTTATTACAAGGCCTTATGGTAAAACTTGAGTGTGATACAGAAGAGTGCGTGCGAGGAAAGCTAGCCTCTAATAAACAGTTTGCTGAGATACTACAAGAGTTTGGAGTTAAAGTCCCTACAAAGATAAGCCCAGCGACGGGCAAAGAAACATTTGCATTAGCGAAGGGTGACCAAGGCTTTTTAGATTTATGTGATCACGAAGATCCATTCATTCAAGAACTTTGTCGCGTGAGGTTGGGTACTAAAAGTACCATAGAAGAATCTCGTATTGAAAGATTTCTAAGTATTGGAGGTCGTAACAAAGGTAAGCTTCCTATTCCGTTAAAGTATTATGGCGCACACACAGGACGATGGGCGGGGTCAGATAAGGTTAACTTCCAAAATTTACCGGCTAGGGATAAGAAAAAGAAAGCATTAAAGAACGCAGTCATAGCACCACAAGGTCATAAAGTCATTAACTGTGACTCATCTCAGATTGAAGCCCGCGTATTAGTATGGGTAGCAGGACAGAACGATGTCTTAGATTGGTATAAGGAAGGCCGTGATGTTTATTGTGAGTTTGCTACTAAAGTTTATGGTAAGACAATCACTAAAGAAGATAAGACAGAACGTGCAGTAGGCAAGACATGCATCCTCGGATTGGGGTACGGCACAGGTTGGGCTAAATTACAAAGCACATTAAAGCTTGCGGCCGGTGTAGAGTTTGATGATCAAGAATGTAAAAGACTTGTAGGTGTGTATCGAGAAGTTAATGATAAGGTGATTCAGTTATGGGGTGCATGTGATAACGCACTACAAGATATAGCTAACTGGTCAAAAGGAAAAGAACCCTATCACTTAGGCCCGACTAAAGCTTTACTTGTAACACCAAAAGGCATACAATTACCGAACGGTTTGTATCTACAATATCCAGGTCTTACATGGGATACTTCAGAATCCAAGTCTAAATTTGTTTACAAGTCTAGACAAGGTTTTAATAGCATTTGGGGTGGATCTGTCGTAGAGAATGTAATCCAAGCACTAGCCCGCATTATTGTGGGACAACAGATGCTAGAGATTAATAAAAAATATAGACCTGTTTTAACCGTTCATGACGCAGTAGTCTGTGTTGTCCCGGAAAATGATGTAGAGACCTCTCTCCTCTATATCACGGACACTATGTCCACTCCTCCCACCTGGGCAACCGGGCTACCTGTGGCATGTGAAGCTAACTATGGTGATAGCTATGGCGATTGTTGATGAAGAGCATATATTAACTGGATATAATCCTATTTCATTGATGGGTATGATGGATGTTTACCCTAGTACTAAAGATGCCGTGCAAGAAGCTAAAGTCAAAGATGCCGTATTAAAATCTTTTAGCGATTTTGTTAGATTAGGTAGCGCGAATAAATGTATATCATCTAAAAAGAACGCTGGACCTGAATTAGCGGAATGTATATTAGAATATCCTAAAATAATTCTTGAGCCTCATTACACTCAAGATGTAAAAACTATGGCAGAAGCATTTAAAGAAGTAGCTGCTATTAGATTACCTTTTCCCAAGATGACTGTTATTTCAGGGGAAATGGTAAATATAGATTTTAATAATGACTCCGGAATAACACAAGCTGCACCTCATGAGAACCAAAACGGGTCTGTTAACATGTTATATTGTTATTTTTTATCTGAAGTTATAGACGGCATAGAGATAAAAGTATTATTAGGAAAGCCCAATCAAAAAGATAATATTTATATTGATACTGCAAAAATTATTCACGATGGAAATGAATTAAGATTTAAATTATCTGATAAAGTTTATGACCCAAATAGTAGATTAATAATTGAAAAAGAAAAATACATGCCTAGTTATGTTCATTCAGCAATTACTGCTATTTATATGATGACACTAAGTAAAAATAGTTTTTATATGTCAGTACCAACATCTGAAGAAATTAGGGCCAATAGAAAGCGAATTAGCAAAGGCAAAAAACCTTTGATCGAATTTAAAATGGCGGTCATTGAAGGCAAGAAAGCAATCATCTCATCAACGCCCCATGGTACTCATGCTTCACCTCGTTTACATTGGAGACGTGGCCATTGGAGAAGAACTCCTAAATCTGGCAAACAAATTTGGATTGCCCCAATGGAAGTAGGCGACGAAGATAATGGTAAAATAATAAAAACCTACGCAATAGGTAAATATAGTTTATTGGAGGCAAGATGAAAAACACCGCGCAGAATAATATAACAGAAGCATGGATAATATCTAAACCTAATAACGAAATGTTTGAAAATAACTTTGATTTAATTTTTGGTAAGAAAAAGAAAAGTGATGATGTATCTCCACACTTACATGAATATCAACTTAATAAATCAACAGGCGAAGTAGAAAAGGTAGAAGATGGCACAATCACAAATACACAAGAGTAAGCGTCATAATAATCCTATGAAAACTAGGAATGATAGACCCAAGTATAAAGCATTTACTATTAAACAATTAGAAGAAGCGTTAGTTAAAGCTGAAAAAGGTAAAAAGCGTACAAAGATTGAGACTGAACTCGTCAGAAAAATAAATAATGTCTGAGTTTAGCTGGTCATACTCCTCTCTCAAGCAATATCAAAACTGCCCCAGGCAATACTACGAAATTAAGGTTGCACAAAATTATACAATCATTCCATCGGAGCAAATGAAATATGGAACAGAAGTACATAAAGCTTTGGAAGACTATGTTAAAAATGGTACGGAACTTACAGTTAATTATCTTAGGTTTAAACCTGCAGTGGATTCTCTTAAGCAAATACCCGGCGATAAATATCCCGAATATGAAATGGCTTTATATGAAGACCGTACGCCGTGCGATTTCACTGATGATAACCGTTGGGTGCGCGGCATTGTTGATTTACTTATTGTTGATAATGATTACGCTTTCATCGTGGATTATAAGACTGGCTCTCATAAGTATCCCGACCCTAACCAGTTAAGACTGATGGCACTTATGACGTTTGCACATTTTCCAAATGTCAATAAAATTAAAGCGGGTTTATTATTTGTAATGCACAATGTATTTATCACAGAAGAGTACGAACGTAAAGACATAGATAAATCATGGGAGAAGTTTACAGGCCCATTGACAAGACTAACTAATTCCTATACTGACGATTCATGGCCACCAAACCCTACGCCTTTATGTAGATTTTGTCCAGTAAAAACCTGTGAATTTAATTGGGCATGAAACGCGAAACAAAAAAAATAGTAAAATATTAGTTGACACATAGTTAAGCTCGTAGTATTATAACTAGATGGAAATTATTGAGAACACAGCTGTAAAGCTGACCGTGCCGGAACATATTGCTCCGCATATAACAAGCAATATAGAAAAGTCTGAAGTCATATCACGCAACGGTAATCTTACCGAGATGGTGGTTTATTGGGATGTGCCAGAGATGACCAAGCTTAACCAGATTGTTTCTTTCCGAAACAATTTACCCTCACCTATTCAAAAAGAATATACCTATCCGGGCTTATATAAACCTTTTAATCATCAAAAAGTTACTGCTGAGTTTTTAAGCATTAATCATCGTGCCTTTTGTTTTAACGAAGCTGGTACGGGTAAAACTTCTTCTGTGATATGGGCCACCGATTATTTAATGACGAAGGGCTTAGTAAACCGAGCATTAGTGATATGTCCTTTGTCGATTATGTATTCTGCATGGCAGGCTGATATTTTAAATACGGCGATGCATCGTTCAGTGGCGGTCGCACATGGTAGTGCTGATAAAAGACGTAAGATTATTGAAGGCGATTACAAGTTTGTCATTATTAATTATGATGGTGTGGCTATTGTTAAAGACGCTATTATGAACGGTGGTTTTGATTTGATTATTGTAGATGAAGCAAATGCTTACAAGAGTCCACAAACCGCGCGCTGGAAGACGCTGGCTAAACTTCTCAAACCTGAAACAAAACTATGGATGATGACAGGTACACCTGCTTCGCAGTCCCCCGTTGATGCATATGGCCTAGCTAAACTTGTCTGTCCGCAGAACGTGCCTAAATTTAGTATGGCTTGGCGTGACAAGGTTATGTATCAAGTGACAAGATTTAAATGGTTACCTAAAAATAATGCAAGGCATGAAGTCTTTAAAGTATTACAACCCGCTATCCGCTTTTCTAAAGATGAATGTCTAGACTTACCTGATGTCATGTATCAAACAAGAGAGATACCACTATCACCACAAGTTCAGAAGTATTATAAACAACTCAAAGAACAGATGATGATTGAAGCTGCCGGTGTTCAGATTAGTGCTGTGAATGCAGCCGCAGGTTTAAGTAAGCTTCTACAGATTTCAGGCGGTGCTGTATATACAGACAAGAAAGAGGTATTAGAGTTTGATATCCAACCTCGCTTAAATGCATTGATGGAAACTATAGATGAAACAGAACATAAGGTTATTATCTTTGTACCATTCAGACATACGATAGAAATTGTATCTAAGTATTTAACAAAGCAAGGTATTCATAACCAAGTCATACAAGGTGATGTATCAGCAACACAACGTGCTAATATTATTAATCAGTTTCAGACGATGGAAAATCCAAGAGTCTTAGTAATACAACCACAATCTGCATCTCATGGTGTGACATTGACGGCCGCGAATACCGTAGTCTTTTGGAGTCCTGTGATGAGTGTTGAAACATACTTACAATGTATCGCTCGTATGGATCGTGTAGGACAAAAGAATAAGATGACGGTAGTACACTTACAAGGTTCGGAAGTAGAAAAGAAGATGTATAACATGTTACAAGGCAAGGTAGATTTACATACAAAATTAGTTGATCTTTATAGAGAGGAGTTAGAGAAATGAGTGAAATCATAGAAGTAGAATCAGAAGTTGCAGTAGAAGCTGATCATGAATCAGCACCGAAGTTAGAAGAATTAGTCAAAACCTATTTGACAATTAGGGATGCTAAGAGTAACCTGTATAGAGAATATCAAAACAAGAACGGCCAATTAGAAGAAGAGCTAAAACAGATTGAAGTTGTTTTACTTGACGAGTGCAGTAAGATCGGTGCTGATAGTATTCGTACTAATGTAGGTACTGTAACTCGCACTGTTAAAGAAGATTATACATGTGGTAATTGGGATGAGTTTAAAGAGTTTGTAATACAAGAGAACGCATTAGAATTACTACAACAAAAGTTACATCAAGGTAATTTTAAAGAGTATATGGCTAATCACGGCGGAGAAGGTATGCCACCTGGTATTAGTTCAGTAAGAGAATTTAGAGCAACAGTAAGAAAACCAACAGCAAAATAAGGAGCAGTATATGAGTATCGATTTAATAACGCAGTTACAACAGAATTCTTTGATGGCATCAGGCGGTCTTAATGCAGACACTTTAGCCGTCGCCGGTCGTGCTAATAATAGAAGACTTTCAGTTGAAGGTGGTAAATTTAATTTAGTAGTGAATGGTAATGAGATTGCGTCGACTGATAAAGAGATAGAAGTTATCTTTGTTAAGATGGCTCATACTCCTTCTCGTACATTCTATGGCAGTGCTTATACACCAGGTGCTAAATCTAAACCACTATGCTGGTCTAATAATGCACAAACACCTGATGCAGATGTAAAGACACCACAAGCACCTGCATGTAATCAATGTGCACACAGTATTCGTGGTGCAACACCAGCATGTAAATTATCATGGAGAACAGCAGTTGTTCAACCAGGTAAACCGAATGATATCATGCAACTAATCTTATCTCCTAAGTCTTGCTTTGGTGAAGAGGTTAACGGCAAACGCCCATTCCAAACATACATCAGATTCCTAGCAGCAAATGGTATTAATAACAATAACGTGATTACAAAAATATCGTTTGACAAATCTGTAACCTATCAGAAGCTTTTATTTGAACCAAGTGGTGCTGTGCCTATGGATATGTTAGAAGTGCTTAACAATATTTCTCAATCAGACGAAGCTAAAAACTATGTGACACTACGTGTTTACCAAGAAACAGAAGAGGAAACACCAGTCGCTCAGCCGACGCTTACTACACCGAGTGCACCACCTGTAGTACCACCTGCAGTAGTACCCGTAGCAGACGTCGTTGAACCTACATTAAGAGTGTCAGAACCAACATCAGCACCTGTTGCACCAAAAGCAGATGTAAGTTCAATTATTAATAAATGGTCTGCGAAGTCATAAGGAGAAATCATGGCTAGACCATATAGTGAAAGGTTTTTACTGGATCTTCATAAAGCAGATCCCACGCGTATTGGTATACAACTGGGTAAGGTTTGTGTAAAAGCAAATTTACCTACGTCGTATGTTGCTGAAGTTTTTGATGTGTCAAGGATGTCGATACACAATTGGTTCAGAGGCCAGTATGTTAGAGAGAAGAATTATGAGCGTATTGCTAAATTTATAGGCAAAGTTGATAAGGCGTTAGAACGAGGTATATTACCTGCGCCGACAATGAAGGTAGCTAAAAATTATTTAGATGCAATAGGCAAAGATATATAAACGTAGTAGAATAGGATTTCTCCAGTAGTAATTTTAAAAACACACTTTTGTGTGGTGGGGAACTGTTGACTAAAAATTTAGGAAACTGCAATGATTAAAGAATTTTATAAGAAAGCTTTGCCCTCAACAGGCGTGTATTGTGTAGCTACGATTGACCCTGTTGCAAAGATTACAAAGCATAAGTTTGTTGAATCAATTGATGACTTAGAAAGCTTTGTAGAATCTAAGAAAAATACGAAGACTAATATATTTGTAGCACTTAGTTCATTCAAAGGTTATAGCCGTAAAGCTGATGAAGCCCAAGCTGTGAAGTCTTTCTTTGTTGACCTTGATGTCGGAGAAGGAAAAGGCTATAACTCCAAAGACGAAGCACTCGATGCTATAGATAAGTTTATTGAAGCTAATGAATTACCTCCGCCCGTACGCATTGATTCAGGTGGTGGCGTACATGCATACTGGATATTTGATAAGGATGTCCCTGCAGATGAATGGAAGCCTTACGCAGAAAAGTTTAAAGACTTTTGTTTGAATCATGGCCTAAACATAGACCCAGTAGTGACAGCAGACTTGGCTCGGATTTTACGATGCCCTGACACATTCAATCAAAAGACTGACCCTCCGATCCCTACTAAAGTTTTAGATAAAGAAATTCAAGTATATTCGTTTGATGAATTTAAAAACTTTTTAGGGCAACATGTACAAACACAGGAAGAAATTCTTGCATCAATTCCTAAAGGCCAACTATCCGAAGATCAGATTAAAGCTGCTAAGTTAGATAACTATCAAACTAATTTTGAAGAACTTGCTGATATGTCAGTTGCCGGCAACGGATGTAATCAGATTAAATTTATAGTACAGAACGCAGCTATATTGACTGAACCTGTTTGGCGGGCAGGGCTATCTATCGCTGTAAATTGTAATGATCATGAGCAAGCTATTCATTGGATTTCAAGCGAGCACGCTGGGTACTCTCCAGAAGCTACTATTAAAAAAGCACATCCTGGCGGCAAGAAGTTAAGCCCTTATTTCTGTAAGACATTTGATGAAGTTAATCCTGGTGGTTGCGAAGAATGCCCACTCAAAGGCACGATTACAACACCTATTAATATAGCTAAAAAGTTTCAAAACGTTGAGCCTTCAGATAATCCAGTAGTAGAAGTAATTCACCCAGTCACAGGAACTGTTTCAACGCAATTAAGAACATTGCCCCCAGAATTAAAAGGCTATGAATATGGGATAAACGGCGGTATTTATTATGTTGAAACTAAATATGATAAAGATAATAAGCCGATAGATACAATAAGAACAACGGTATCTTTATATGATATTTATCCTATTAAGCGAATCCGTAGTGTGGCCGATGGTGAATGTCTACTTATGAAAACGGTACCACCTAATGATCCGGAAATAGAATTCTTACTGCCGTTAAAGCATGTGTATGCAGTGGAAAAGTTTAAAGAAGTTATTTCGAGTAATGGTGTTTTATTTAGTCCAGGAACTAAGGAAGTGGGGTTATTAATGCAATATATAATTAAATGGGGTCAATACCTCATGAACAAACAATCAGCAGAAGTCATGCGTATGCAAATGGGGTGGACCCTCGGTCGCCAATCGTTTGTTATTGGAGGTACCGAGTATCTACGGGATGGTAGTGAAGTAGCTTCACCTACATCTCCCCTTTGCCGAGGCATCGCTAAACACTTACAACCTATGGGAACATTAGAAGGTTGGCAAGAATCTGCAAACAAACTTAATATGCCAAGTCTAGAACTACATGCATTCACAATGTTAGCAGGTATGGGTTCGGCATTGATGGATTACACATCTACATCGGGAGTGACACTATGTTTAACAGGTGAATCCGGTGCGGCTAAGACAGGTGCTTTATATTCTGCACTCTCTGTATGGGGTAATCCAAAAGATTTATCTGTATTAGAAGCTACAGAAAACGGTATGACAGGTAGATACTTAGGCCTACACAATATCCCATTTGGTTTAGATGAGGTGGGTAATATATTACCTAAGTCTTTATCACAATTAATCCATAAGATTTCACAAGGTAAGTCTAAGATTCGAATGCAAGCATCTGTGAATGCAGAACGTGAACATGAAATGTCGGCGTCTTTAATTGCAATCTTTACATCTAATCAATCTTTATATGACAAGCTAACCACTTTAAAGAAAGATCCTAATGGTGAAGTAGCTAGACTTATTGAGATGATGGTAAGAAAGCCTGCAGTATTTAAAGATGAAGCAACCCTTGGTCGAGAAATCTTTGACCAGTTTAGATTTAATTGTGGCTGGGCTGGACCTTTATTTATTAAAGCTGTATACAAAGTAGGTGAACAAGGCGTTAATAAGATGATTGATGCTTGGTGCTTACGTTTCAAAAAAGACTTCGGTGAAGATACTGCATATCGCTTCTATGAAAACGTAGTAGCTGCCGCCATGACTGCAGGAGAAATTTCTAATGAAGCTGGTATTACTAAGTTAGATCTAGGTAGAATTTATGCACGTATTGTAGGTGAAATGATTGCAATCAGAGATAACGTAGTCAAGGTTAATAGTGTTAACTATGAGTCTATTCTATCTGATTACATCAATAAAAACCAATCAGGCATCTTAGCATTTAAAGATAATAAGATTACTATGGAACCTAGAATGGCTTTAGTTATCCGAGTCGAGAACGATAGTAATATTATGTATATATCTAAGACAGAATTTGATAAGTACTTAACAGAAAGTGGCATCAGTACTAAAGAGTTCTTATTCCAAATTAATGCACTCGGTATTAAGGTTGATGCAGGTAGAAGTTCTGTTAAACGTATGAGTGCTGGGTGGAAAGATATTGGTAAGTCTGCAACACGTGTGTATAAGATTGATTTATTAACTATGCCCAATCTACATGTAGGTGAAGATGACAGAGTTTAAAGAACCTGAATGGGTATTTCCATTTGAAGGCATGTTGATAGGAGATAGTTTCTTTATACTTACACTTGAACCATCTATTATGCTCTATGCAATCGAAAAAGGAGCGAAGCGGTCTCAAATAGTTGTACGATGTTTTGTGACACAGAAAGACGGGTGTCTAGGGGTTAGGGCTTGGCGTATTGCTTAAAGTCCTGCTTTGACTCTTAGTGCACCTATGTTTTGTACCATGTTATTAATACGTGCGTCAATAATATTTAGTTGACTTCTTTTCTCGTCAGAACTTAAGTTACCTGCTATGATGCGTTTACGTTGTTCACGTAGTATCTTCATTTGATTTGATATAGCATTCACTTGTCCACGGATAGCTAAGATTTCTTTTTTGTCTGTCGCATACTCTTGAGCTTCTTCTGGAGTACCAAACTTTCTTAAGTGATTTAATGTTGCAGTCACTTCATCAGATCTATCTTTTAAATCATAATAGTCATTAAGTTGGCCTTTACCTTCTGGGCTATACATAAATGAACCAATCATAGGCACTCTGTATAAAGGGGTAGTAGGTAGCTTATCATTAAAGAACATATTAGCTGTAGCATCAATTCCGTAAAGCACGCCCGCAGCCATCGTACCGCCATAACCTTTAATGAGATGATCTAAATTAACTGGAGAAATGATACCTGTTCCCCCTACAAGCTTAGCTAATTCCGAAGTGTTTTCCGTAAACTGCTCAGACGTTGCAAGATTTTCTAAACCGCGTCCAACAATTGGGTTGCCAGTCAAAAAGTCATGATTAGTTACAACCTCAACACCTGCACGTAAAGCTTGTGGCATTAAGTTAGGACCAAGTAAACCGTCAGCAAACGAACCGCCGATAGCTTGCATAAGCTTAGTTGAGTCCATCGGATTAGCGGTGCCTTCTCGATTGATATATTGCCATGTCATTTCAGGAATAGCTTTAGTCAACATAGCTATTTCAGATGCTACTGGAATTTTAACGCCTGTGCCCGGAATAATGAATGATCTAATCTTTTGTCTATCATCTAACTTCTGATACTCTTCATCCCCGCCTACAGTCATAGCGTAGATAGTAGATAACGCAGCTATCTTCAATGCCGTTTGTGCGAATAATATCTGGGCTTCTTTTTTCTCGCGACCACTAATACCTTCACCACGCATAGCACGGATCAATGTGTCCATACCTTGAATATATGCATTTAAGAACGGCACAACTTGAGATAAGACTTTAACCTTATTACTTGTACCACGTTTCTGCCAGTGAATAATATTCATAGCACGGTCCATCGCTAATACTTTATTACCGCCTGTAATAGATCCGTCAGCATTCTCAACACCACCTGTTTCAAGTAGTGTACGTTTAAATACAGCACGACGTTGCGCCATATCAGATGCCGCTGCAAATTGTTCTGTTTTGTCTAGAGCTCGTTTACCAAGCGTATTAGCTTCAAGACCTAAATCACGACGCATTTTATTTGCAATATCTTTTGCATTATGTCCAAAGCCACCACTGATACCAAGACGATTCATTTCTTTAATGATAGGATCATTAGGGTCTTTTAATGTTGTATAGAAACTCTTGAACACTTCACCCATAAGTTTGAATGGTCTATTCACACCGGATAACATGGCTGCACGGGGCGCGTCGTTAAATAACTGATAGACTTGGAATGTAGGCGCTGCAGTCACACCAATACGGAGTGCATTACTTGCTTTACTCATCAAGCCTAGAATAGGACCTAAGGATGGTTCTAAACCATATACTGATGTAGCAAATAAAGGATCTGTATATTCAACATACTTACGTTTACCATCAACAAAAATAGGTGTCATCACATCTTCTTTACCTGCGGGAATTTGATAGTGATAGATGGGTTGACCTGCTTCATCATGGATAGCAAGTTGTTTTACAAGGCGTTTATTTGCATTATTACGAACCGCTGCGTTAACTGCCCACATATGACGTGTCAACATATTATCTAATACATCTAAGGTTTGTCTATCAGAACCCTCAAACGCATGTTGTTTGCCGATATCAGCTAGACCCTTAAAGTATTGTTTAGCACCCGGTGTTACATTATCTAAGTCTTCCATAACTCGGAACAACGGCACATAGCCTTTAGTACCACGTAGTTTATCCGCGTACTCTTTAGAGTAGATCTCAGCTTTCTCAAGCATATCAATTTCATCTAACCTAACCTTATCATAAATTTCCGCCATTCTTTTAACTTCAGGAAACTCATCTACATATTTTAATGCCGGTTCTATCGCGGCACGTTGTTCATCCGAGATATATTTAATTTCTTTTTTGTATTGATCTTTAAGCTTTTGATTTTCTGTGCGTTGGATGAGCGCTTCGTATTTATCATTGTTTTCTAATATTTCTTTATTTCTTACGGCTTGTAGATATGCATTTGCTACATGTTTTGCATCAACCGGGCCTAAAGTTTTTGCTAATTTACCTTGTTCATCAAAGATAGCACTGATGTGATATGGTGAAGGTTCTACTTTTGCTACACCACTTTCATCAAATATAACACGGCCTTCTTTAGCTGACACAGAACCGAGTATGTTACCGTTTAAAGCTTGGTCGTACAGAATATCAGCACGGACATTACCTAGTGCATCATTGACACTACCATTAAAATCTTTGATTAACCTAGACTGAACACCTGCACCTGCATAAGCTACCTTTGTTCTACCTTCAAGGAACGCTCGGTCTATAGAATTAGTAATGGCTTTTCTACCTTCTTCTGATTTAAACTGATCATAGGTACCGGTCGCAAACTCTTTAAATGCGCGCTCTTGGTTTTCACCTGGTGGACTAAATACTTTAGTGTCTTTAAATCGGTCAGATATAGGTAGTTCAGCTTTTGCATACTGGATTTCTTTTGTAGCTGGTTTAATTTTTCCTGCGAGTGACTTAGCTGTTGACCTATTAATTAAGTCTTGGATGTCACGAACATCCATTCGGTTAGGATTCCATAAACCTTTTTTCAATAAGAAGTTTTTGATAGCCGAGACAATACGACGCCATAACGTATGATTAGGTGCTGATTCACCAAGTCTAGCTAAGACTTCTTCGCTATGCTCACGACTACCTGGTGTTAATTCTTTATACCTATTATTAACGTGTTCAGTGGCTTCGCGAACTGCTTTGTCTGTATCCTTTAGTCGGCTGACGGTGCGTAAAATATCCCTATATAAGTCTTTACCTGCCATACCTTCAAGACCATAGTGAACACCTACTTCATGCAATAATTTACGAGGCGCTTCTTCCCTAGATAGACGATCAGTAATAAGATGTGCTGCACCCTTATCAAAGTATGCTACTGCATCAGGTGCTATGTTAGCAGGTAAGTCTTTACTTTCAATTAACTTAACATCGCCCCGCTCCATAGCTTTATTGATATTATTACCAAATCTATCTCTAAGTGCCGCTACAATTGTTTCTGGTGTTTCTCTTGTAAGAGCCATTTCACCACGGGCTTCTTTAGCTTTAGACGCTAATGATTTTTCATAAATGACAGACCCATATGTAATATTATCTAAATCTGGAATTCCTCTGACATCAACACCTTCATAACCAAGTTTTTTCATTACTTCAGTAGCAGCGGTAGGAACATACTCATTTGTATGTATTACTTTTTCTACGTTGGGCGCAGTTTTTTTAACTTCTTCTTCAATAAGACCTTTAATTTTTCCGTATTGACCTAAACCAAGACTTTCACTAAGTCTTGAAGCAGCTTTGTCATATAAACTATTTATATTTTCTTTAGCTCCAAAATATCCTTCCCATTCAGTTTTACCTTGGGCTAACTGAGTAACAGCGTCATTTATAGCTTTTAAACCGTCATGTAATTTAAACGCATCTTCTCTTGTTTTGGGTTTAGCTAAGTTATATTTAGAAAAATCTATTTTTTGCATAGGTCTATTTATACGAGTTCCTTCAGTTATAGGTTGTCCTGTAAAATAAACTCCTGTGCCAAAATGACCTGTACTTCTGCCTGAAGACATTCTACCTAAAGTAGTATCAAACCCATATCCTAAATTTCCTGCATGATACCCAATATCTTCCTCGCCTTTAGCATACTTCGGACCTTCTTCACCTTTTAATACTTCAGTAGATTCAGGTGCTAGTGGAGCACTGCGTCTCGCCTCTCCCATTTCAGTTGGTCTAATATTAGCTGTAGGCTCAACACCTCTAACTCCGACAGGCTCTGAAATTCCTTCGGCTCGTCCTGCCATGGGTTCTCCAGATACTTGAATATTTTCTCTATCTGTTGTGGACTTAAGTCTTTCATCTTGAGCCTCTTTCTGTTTAGTTTCTAGAGCTTTTAAATTATCTTCAACTTCTTTAATCTTTGCTTCAATCTTATTTTTTACTTCGGGTTCAACGCCTTTTTGCTCTTTAAATAAAGTTAGCCCGTCAATAAATTGCTTTGCTTCTTCGGGTTTATTTAAATCTAAATCACGGAGTCCACCTTTTTTAACAAGAGGAGTACTTGCTTTAATACCTAAATCCGTGAGTGTTTTATCTGTAACAAATTCTTCAGGAAATAATTCTGAGCGTTCTCTTTTTTGTAGCTCACCTATAGTTAATTCTTTTTCTTGTTGTGTGATAGGGTCGATAACAAATTGACCAGAAGGTTCATTGAGTGCAGCTTTAATATCTGCTTGTTTTGTTTTAATACCTTCACGTTGTTGACGTTGTTCTAGACCTTTGATGATGTCACGTTGTTCACCGCGTTCGTATACACGGCCAACACCACCAAGAGGACCCATGAGAGATGTTTGATATGCTATATCGCCGTATTCTTTTAATGCATCTTCACCTGTAAGAGGTAACCCTGCATAAAATCTTTCAATAGCTTGTTGTGCAATTTCAGTAGGTATCTCAGCTAGTTCTGTTTTTAATGTGCCTTTAGCTATTGCTTTACCCAATGATTCTTTTGCTAATTTTGCACCTGCTTCTGTGGCTAATTCTTTAGATGAAATACCAAATACTCGTGCTAGTCCACTGAAGCCTAGTGCTAATCTATCTAATGCTGCTTGACCCGCACCTGAAGCAAAAGCACCTGTCGCATTTATATCAACAGGTTCACCTCTAGCAATTTGTTCTTCAGCTTTACGTTCAGCACTTGATCCTGCATAGGATAATAATGGTAGTAAGACTGACCCTGCAAGCGCAGTAAATGGTTTAAATTGTGGAGGAACTGGAAGCATAGCACCTGCTTTAGCACCAGCATACATAGAACCTACAAGAGGCACTTGTTCAGTAATAACTCCTGGGATTTGAGTAACAACTTCTTTGGCGGCTGGAAAGAAACCTTTTTGTTCATACGCTTGTTTTACAGCTTCTAAACTACCTGCTGGTCTTTCGGTAATATCTTTTTGTCTTGATATGCCTTCTAGTGCCGCTTCTTTCGTGCCAAATGGTAATTGAGCACCTGTAATAATATTAGCACCCATACGCTTAGTACTACCTACTAAAGCTTCAATAGGACCAGCGGTCTCGATAGGTTTATTTTTTAAGGCTAGCTGATTTTCGATAGCAGCAATAACTTGCTCACGAGATGCTCCCTCGGGCCCATCAATAGAATACTCTTTACCGTCAGGTCCTGTAATTGAATACGTGGGCATTATTTAACTTTTAAAGGGCCCCACTGTGAGGAAGAAGCGGAAGCAGACGGAGCTGCACTACCAGAAAGTTTAGCTCTTTGGTCTAATATATAATCTGCGGGAGTAGGATATTTTTTAATAAAATCTTTATCATATTTACTATTATCCCAAATAATTGCTAATTTATCATCATCTAGTCCACTTGAACCACTAAATGATTTATACGCTTGTGTAACTTTACTTACATCAAATACTTTACGTACGGTGCCGTCTTTATCTTTGACAGTTTTGTAATTATCCTCATCTTTTTCAGCAAGACTTAAAAAGGTTTCAAAGTCAGATTTCCTAGCCGCTGCAATCATAGCATTCTTAGTTGATACGTCAGCTGAATACTTCGTACGAGCGAATGCATTCTTCTCTTCCATATCTTTAAGTTTAACTTGAGCATTACGTGCTTCAACCGCAGCTTCACTATTAAGCCCGTATGTAGCCGCTGCAATATCTTCAGCGCGTTTAGCTTGTTGCATTTTAGTTTTAATATCAATTTGTCTTTCAGTAAGTTTGTCAAGTCTATCTTTAGCTATTACGTAGTCAGTAAGTCCTGCAACAGCCCCTTCAGATAAGTTCTGAATTGCAAATGGTGATTTACCACCAGCCATAGTAAAGCCAGCTCTAGCTAATGCCATCCATGGTGCCATACGTTCTTGTTCACCAGCACCTGTCTCATATTTCTTAACAAGTTTTTCTAGGTTAGCACGTTCAGGATCTTCGCCTACCATCTTTCTATATCGTTCCGCTCTCTTCTCAGCTAAGCCTTCTGTGTCTTCTAATAAGCTACTGATGCCCGCATCTTTAGGAGTTACTGCAGGTCCTGGCATAGGTTTAGTTATATCTTCAGTAGGTTTAGTAGGCATGGTATCCATGCGAGGCATTGCGGCCTTTCTATAAGGCTCCATATTAGCAATATCTTCATTAGTAAACCTAGCACTTGATCCAGTATCTAATGAAGCAAGACCTGGAGGAGCTAGTCTTGGTTTTTCTACCGTCGGCGAACTACCTATAGTTTTTTTCTGTGCCTCTAAGTCTGCAATCATTTTATCAATTTGAGGTATAGTTTGTTCTTGTGCAGTTTTTTGTTCTGGTGTGAGAGGTGTTAGATAGTCATATTTTAATCTAGCCTTTTCAGAAATCAACGCATTAATCTGTCTATTAATAGCTTGTTTAGCTAAATTAGTAGATCTAAGTCCTGAGAAAAAATCACTAAATCGTGATGTAGCTACTGGGCCACCATCTTCAAACGCAACAATACCACCACCTGCAAAGTTTTGATCTTGGTACATATCATCAGGTACAGGTAAGTCGGCGACACCTTGCGACATAGGAGCACCTGGAGAGAGGACAGGGTTTTTAGCTAACATCGCAAGGCCGCCTGGTTGAGCTTCTTGTATTACGTCTTCTGCAACACTTGTTTCTGGAGCTTTTTCAGCTTGGTATTTAGCACGTGTATCTTTACGTCTTTGTAATTCACTTAATACTAAATAACTAGGTACTTGACCTTGTGGATTTTGAACATAATTAATAAGTGCTTCATCAGGCGCACCGCGTAACATATTTTGAAGTTTAACGATATTCATAATTAACCTTTACCTAATACATTATATAAACCTAGTCCTGCTAAGCCAAGACCTCCAATTTGAGAAGCTAGACTTGGTGCTGGAGCGTATGCAACTTGAGTTGAACCTAGTGCACCCACGTTACCACGTAAAATATTACTGAGATAATCAAGTTGTGCTTTTTGGAAGTTTTGTCGTTCTTGGAACTGTTGATATGCTTGGTTAAGTCTTTCTTGTTGTAATGCTTGTGACTCGCCTGCTGACGCTGCCTGCGCTTTAAGTCTTTCAATATCACTTGCTTGTTGTTGAGCACCAAGAGCCCCTAATGCTTGTGAACCTTGTAAGCCTGCAGTCAATCCTGCAAGACCGATGTCTTTACCAATACCTGCTTGATATTGTTGTGCTTGTTGACCTAATTGAGCCGCTTGCATACGACGTGCTTGATCACGTTCAAACTGTTGTTGCGCATTCATAAATGCTTCTTGTTGGCCACGTGCTCTAATGTCTGCTATGTTTTGAGCTGCTAATCTTTCTGCTTCTATATCAGCTAATGTTTGACGAGCACCACCAAATGTACCACGACCGATAGCCCCAGTCATTCTTCCTGCTCTTGCTAAATCTCTTTGTTTTTCGGCTTCACGTACTGCAATATCTGTAACACCTGTTTGATAAGGTGACATGTAATAAGATGCGGCTGGAGCATCAAACGTACCACCGGATATAGCCATAGGCGTATATCCAAAAGCTTGACCAAGTCCTGCTACACCTGCACCAAGACCCATAGTTGTACCGGTACCTAAGCCTGTTGTTGCGCCCGCAAATTGACCTGGTTGTGTAAGTCCTGCGGTTTGTGCTTGGACTGCTCTTTGTTCTGGAGTAAATTCTGCTATACGTTCACCTGTATAGGGTACAAACTCTTTAACGCCTGTAACTGCGCCTGATGCATCAGTCTTATATACTTGTTGACCAGTTTGTTTTAAAAGTTCTTCATAGTATGGCTTAGCATATTCAGGTAAATTTGTAGAGTAAGAAGTTTGTGTAGTATTGCTTGGTCCCCCGCCTCCACCACCTCTAGAGCCACCATAAAATGTAAATGCTTCTACTAGGTCAGTTACCCAAGTAAACAAATTAAATAATTTCATAAATCTTTCTCCACAACCATTCTTACAGTATTAAAGTTTGTTTTTATTTTATAGAGTCTAGCCTGCGTCTCTTGCGCCCAAGCACTAGCTTTTGTTGCACCTTGCATTTTAGCCCATGTTTCTACTTGGCTAAACGTTTCTTCATTTACTATGCCTAATCCACCTAATGCTGTAATAAACATAGTTCTTGCATTAGGATTATTTATAAACTCAACTGTCATAGCTCCGTTTATTTTTTTGTTATCATTAACAGACACTAATAAAGTTTGTTCACCTCTTACTAGTAATAACTTTAATTGCTCTAAAGTAAAATCACCACCACTTACATTTATAGATGCTTCTAGATAACTACTTATATCATCCCAAACGTGATATACATTGTTGGGTGCTACGATTTGTACGGTGTTCATGCTACTTTTGGTAAGTACTTCTCTGCTTTAATTTGTTTACCTTGTTTTTTAGTACCAGTACGTGCACGTCTTACTTTATCTAGCATCGCATATAATCTTTTTGATCCAGCTTTAGAAGAGCCATTACCTAAATGACTAACAACATCAGCTGGTATTACGAATTCACCGTCTGCCAAACGTGCTGGTTGCTTACCTTCTATTGTAGCAGGAATTGAGTCTGACATACCATCACCGGCACCATTTAAGTAACCACCTGATTGTCCACCGCTTTTTAATGCAGTTAAACCACCCATAGCATAACCTAATGTTTGTGCTTGAGTCATAGCTTGTTCACCTGCAAGATTATTAAGACGACCCAAACCAAATCCTCCTAATCCTGGAGATATGGTAGGTTGATTATCTGGTGTACCATATAAGTCTCTAATACCACCTGATTGAATTGTACCACCAGTAGCATAAGAATTAATAATGCCACCTGCTTTAGCGGTTTTAGGTAAATTTAAATTAGGTAATAGTCTTAAACCTGTATCGTTGCTTAATTGTAAGCTTCTTCCAGGAACATATTTCTCATCATCACTTCTACCCATTGAAAATTCTGGTGGTTGTAACATACCTTCTATAAGTGGAGAAGCTGCATACATACCAATCTTAGCACCTCCCATTAAAGCATCACCTTCACCTACATGTCTTGCAAAACCTACAGGGTCTTCTAACGCTTTTGATAAACTGCCTGTAAGTGTGACAGGTTCTGTTGCATCAGGAATAGATATTTGTTGTGGTTTTTTAAACTCTGATGCTCCAATATTTCGAACGCTTACAGGAAGAGCCTCATCTACCTTAATACCGCCTTGTATACCTGCTGAAGTTGATGGAACTTTATAGTTAGGTGCTGTTGGACCTGTGTATCCTATGGAAGCTATCTTATCTATCTTATTGTATGGAGTTGTATCTGCTACTTTAGGGCCTACATTCATAAGGTTTGATGGATCAATATTACCTACACCTTCAGTCGTACCTGCAAATGTATTCGCTTCAGCAGTAGGCACTTTTAAAGGTGTAGAAAAATCTAGTAGTCCCCTACCTAATTTAGCACCGCTATAACCACCAAATGCTGACATAGCCGTTTCGATAGGATCGTCGCCTTCAATAAGAGATTTACCTCCCATAATACCCGCCACAAGCCAAGGATCAAACTTAAAATATCCAGCTATTATTGGGGCAGCAAAATTAAATAAACCACCTAAGAATGCCTCAGGCATACCAGTATCAGGGTTAATAGTTAATGAGCTACCTTGAGCCATAGCTAAACTTTGAAGTCCTGCTACTTCTTTAGGGTTCATATGGACTAGCATTGTATCGCCGTAGCGACCTAAAGATGCTAAACCTTGTGCGGATTCTTTTGCTGGGTAGTTCATAGAGATGAGTCCTTAATTTTGTCTAATAATATCATGTTTCTAAGCCTTTATGCTACTGTAATTGTGGGGGCTATACCCACTAAGTTAACTGCACCTGCTACACCACTAATGGTATTCTCTAAAACAATCTTTAAAACGCCACTATCGTTATATACGGTACCTACTCTTTGACTTAATGCACTGGTAGGTAGTGCTAACAATGTTATACTATCTATTACAATAGGCGTTGTAGAATTTTGTTGCCCAAAATATACGTTAAGAGCTCGTATTACTTGATTAAAATACTCAGGATCATAAGCATTCGGCGCTAACGGTAGTGATGGCGTTGAAAATAATTTTAAAGCCATGTTAGTTTCTTAATCCATCAGGCCTTGCATCCACACGAGGCATACCTAGTTGCCATTGAACCCCTATACCAGTAGAACTAATTTTAAAATTCATTTGCCTACCACGTGCTCTTACAAATACTTGATTAGTATATTGATTAATTGTAGCCGTGGTGGTGCCTGTTACAGTCACAGTCTCTGCTGTTGATTCACCTGCCACATTAGTAGTTGACGATGTAGCACCTGGAAAATTACGTACCCCTACGGTTATCGTTGCTTCTGGTGTGAGTGATGCACCCGTTACATAGTTATTTAAATCAGAAGTTGTAAAATTAACATCTGGAATGACACGACGCATAAGCATGTATTTATCACCATCTTCAATGTCAATGTCAGCAGACTGTATGTAAGAATTAATAGCTACAGGCGGTGCACCTAACGGTTGACCATCATCATGTCCTAATTCGTGATAATAAATATATCCATTATTTAAACCTAGCGGATACTTAATAAGCCCTGCATCAATCCATGCTGTTCTTTGTATGGTACCAAAATACCAAATATTTTCTGAGTAATTATAAATAACATAACGATCAATCTCACTAGAGCTAGATGAGCAATAAAACCAAATAACTTCATTAAATTCTGCGTTAGACCCCGCAAAGAATAAATCTGCTTGATCTCTATTAATATCATCAAACACGTACTGACGTAGGGTACAAGGTAAGGTGTCTACACGACCTGAGTATATATAGAACTTATCATTACCCATCCAGTAAATTACGTTATTAGCGGGAACAACCACATTAGGCGCCATAATAGTAATAGCGTTAGCTATGAGTTGTTGACCAAACACTTCTGATGTACCTAAAAATTGTAGTGATGTAAGTGTTGTTTCTGTCCACACTAGTACTTCTTGTTTTGTAGATATACCTGTAACAATAGCCGACCCTGCTTGTAGCCGTAAAAATCCTGCGGTATTAGTTAAAGTAGGTTGCCAGTTTTCTGGCTCAGGGCCTATATCAGCATCAACATTAGACCATCGCACAAGCATAGGATCAAACGTGCCTAAGTAATTAGGTGATGCTCCTGCAGCATTATAGCTTGTACAACCTAAAGCTAATAAAAATCCTTGTGGTGAAAATAATATTTTAGTAACTTGTTGAGGAACTGCAACTGCACCTGATAGAGCACTTAATAATACTGCTCGTGTGTTAAATGCAGTCACATACTCCCAATAATAAATAAAAGATTCTCTAATATTAAACACTAAATCATTATTAAATTTATCTTGAAATATAAGTCTTGGAGGCAGTAATATAGGTACTGTTGAGCTAGAACCCCATGTACCACGCGCCCAAGTGCCTGTGCCCCAGCCATAACCCGCGGTTACTATTGCGTTCCCCGTTGTAATTTGACATGCAATACTAATGGCAGTGCCGCCTTGATTTGTTGTAGTGCTTGTAGCAGCGGTTGTGGCTGTAATGGTAAATTGACTAGCAGTTGTTACAGTAACTTCATGTTCTGCATTAATTTCTGTAATTGGGACACCGCCTATATTTGATACACCTGTTGTATAAACAGTATTACCCATTCCTGCACCATGAACTGTACATATATAATACAAAGTCGGTGCACCTGACGCGACTACAATTTGTGTATATGCCCCTGCATTCCCTGGTGTTCCGTTATAAGTAACTCCTACTTCATAAAGTGTAATTGACGGTGTAGTAGAACTAAATTTTAACGGATGACCTAGGTTAGATCCATCAGATTGATCAAATATATAGGTACTACCTTCATCTAAATATAAAACTGGTTGAGGTGCACCATTAATATAAAATACACCATAACTTACAGTAACTGTATATGTTGTGGTAGGTGCTACAACACCACTTATGGTAACATAGTCACCTGTTGTTAAACCGTGTCCTGATACATTAATAGTAACAGTAGTAGAAGTATTGGTTGTGTTGATGCAGTTATCTGTAGCAGGGGTAGTAAGAGTAGTTCTTAAAGGAGTAATGTCATATATATTAGTGCCTGCAGATACATAAATTTTTTCATTAGTACCTACACCTACAAGTTCGCTACCATCAGTAGTACCCCATGTAAAAACACTGCGTGCAGAGCCAATGTAAGCTGTAAAGTTTTGAGGTCTCCATCCACCTATTTTTTCAGGAAAGCCTGAACGAAAGCGAACCTTATCCATGTCAAACCAACTACCTTCAGAGGCATAATTACTTTGATCTCGATTTGCTCCTGGTTTAAATATTAATTTACTTAATGGCATGATTACCCTAAAAACATTTGATATTCAGCTTCGCGTCGCCTTTGAAGCCCTTTAATAATTTTACCGCCAGCTCTACAGTATCTTAGTATTTCTTTAGCAGCGTCTTTTTTATCACCTCGATTAATTTTTTGACGGAGGGTTGATCGCTGTAATGTCCCCAAACCAAGGTTAAAGCTAAAAGAACACAAAGCGTCAAACTCAGATTGTCTAAGAGGCACCTTAATATACACTCCCACTCCTCGTTCAAATCGAAAGATATCCCGTATAAAGAACGCATTTATTTCTTGCTCCGTAAAAACTCTATTCCAAGCCTTAGGCAAAGATTTACCATCCCCAATAAGATGACCCACGCCAACAGTCCAAAGCCCAGCACTACAACGATAGGGCCTATAACGAACGCCTTCAAAATGCTTAATAAGGTTAAGTCCTTTAACACTTAGTTTCATTTCTTAAAAGCTTGTGTACCAAACCAAAACGAAACGATGGAAGCCCAAATAATTTGTGTGTCTCTGTTCCACAATGTTTCTAACGCTACCATAAAATCAACATTAGAATGCGTTGCATAATAAAAACCAAATATCTCTACGAAGGCAAACAATATAAACATGCCATAAGTAATCACCGGTCTAACACTTGCTCTTAAGTTTATTACCCAACGTGATGCGCCACGTCCTATTTCAATATCGTGGTTATATAATGCAGATCGTTCTTGTACTGCAGCTTCTGTCTCTATGCCGCGTAGTTCAATTTCTTCAATACGTTCTTGTACTTCTAACCCTGCTTTTTTAAGTTGTAACTCACGTTCTATTTGCAATTGTGCTAAAGCAAGTTCTTGTTTTTTATCTGATCTATCTTGAAAGAAATCAAGTACACGTGGCAACCCACCTGAGAGAAAAGATATAAGTGTAGAAAATAAAGTTAACATATTAAACTCCTAAATAATGTACCCACCATAAAAGGCAAAGTACAATTAAAACGCCAATAAAAACTTTCATACTAACTTTTCATAATAAATGCTAGTGCATAGTAAGGTGGTAAGTTTTGGTCAGTACCACTAGAACCTGCGGTAGAGATAGATGTAGCTACTGTGATACCTGTTGAGCTGCTACTTGTTACAGATGATGTTCTACCTGTGCCATAACCTGTACTTGCATCGACAGGAGCTCCACCATTATCAGAACCAGCTTGAGCTGAACCTAAAGTTTGTGGTGTATGGTTGTGTTGTGGGTCTGTAACAGTAGATGTTGCAGTATGAGTATGCGATACGACTATAGCGTCTTTAGTACCGCCTGTTTGTGTAGGTGTTCCTGTAATATTTGTTTTAGCAGCACCACCACTATCAGCATTTGCACCAATAATAAATTTATCTCGTAAGTCAGGCGTTCCGTTAGAACCGTTACATAAATACCAACCACTAGGAATAGTAGCAATAGTACCTGACCACATTATAATCATACCTGCTACAAACGATGTTGGCGCTGCCGCAGATGTCCAAGTTGTACCGTTAGATGTTAATAAATTACCTGTTGTACTTGGGGCTACAAATGATACCGCAGAGGTTCCATTTCCTAAAATAACATTATTAGCTGTTAGTGTAGCAGCGCCTGTACCACCTTGTGGTACTGAAAGAGGAGTAGTTAAACCTGATAACGATGTAATATCTGAATTAGCGCCTGAAGTAGCTGTACCGGTAACAAAACTAACAGCATCAACTACGTTAGTACCGTTATTAAACACAAACATGGTTTTACCTGCTGGAACTGCAATGCCTGTACCTGATGTATTTTTAACTGTAACTGCGTCTGCTAAGC